GGGAACAGCATCGACAATGTCGAGCGGGTCGAGATCCGGGAACTGCTGATCTGGAGCTTGCCCCGTAAGGTTGATCGTCCAGTTGGCGACGGTGCCGTTTCCTGAGACCAGGTCCACACTCAGCGTCAGCGACGTGCCGCTATAGGCGGTCACAACGCCTTCCATGAAAACCGAGGGCGCAGCGGTGGATGACGCCCGCAGACGAGCGCCCACGCCCCAGCCACGGTTGGTTTGGGCAATGGTGAAGGTCTTGTTGCCGGTGCCGATCGTCAGCGAGGTAGTGGACGTGCCGACGACATTGGACGACCCGGGCGCGCCATCCACACCATCTGCGCCCTTGTTGCCCGTCAACACGAACACAAAGCTGCAGGGGTCCGCATCGGCAAGCGCCATGGCACCGTCATTGATCCAGGATGTGTTGTCGATCGCAATCAGAAGCCAGTCGCCGTTGTCGGTGATCCCCGTGGCGTTGACCTGGCTCCGCACCCCGCCTTCTGTGATGCCGATCTGGCATTTGTACAAAGACGTCGACAGGAAGCGCGAGACGAGGAAATCCGATTGATCGTCTCCGTTCGCGTCAAGCGCCGAAATGGCGATCGCTGTCGCGCTGCCGAGCGTCGCATGGTTCGCCCGCCAGTTGCCCGCGCCGGGGTCTGCCATTGCCGTGGCGTCGTCAAAGGCGAAGCTGTAGGTTCCGGAAAAGCCGAGGATGGCCTGCTGCGCAACGAAATCAGGTGCCTGCAGCAGCGCTTTGCCCTGCTGGCTGAACACCGGGAGATTGTCGAGCAGAACGGCCGTCTTGTTGGCGTTGAGCACGGTCTGGGACTGGATCGCCTCGGCGCGGCCGATCGTGTAGGCAAGTCCGCTTTCCGTGGTGCCGGCATAGGGGATTTTCAGCGTGAGCTGGGTATCGGACTGCACCGACTGGATCGGATAGGCGGCACCCTTCACGTAGAGGATCGAACCCTCTGCAACGAGCGAGGCCTGAAAACTGGTCAGCGTTCCGGTCACGACTGGAGAGCCGTTCGTGACGGCAATCGTGCCGCCAGTGACGTATTGTGTCATGGGATTTCCCTAGTTTGGGATGCCGAGGATGTAGTAGCGGATGCCAATCACGGGATAGGCATCGTAGGTGGTGGTGCCGCTGCCCGGTCGGAATTCGATCCTGCGCCCACGGAAGGTGCTGAACCGGATCTGGGTGTTGCTCAACAGGTCGCAGTAGGTTGTATCAGCACCGAGGCGGGAGTAGTCACTGCCCGTGTTGTTGATGCGCTTGCGGACAATAGGGGGGACTGCCAGGTTCACGCCGCCCGGACCGGCGCGGACCACGGAGAATTTCACAAACGGGAACAGGTCGCGGGGATTGTCGAAATCGATGGTGTGCGTCAGGTCGCCGATGCCAACCTCGATATAACCTTCCTTCAGGATCGGGATGCTTGGCCACCGGCTGTCGATGATGATGTCTGCCAGGGTCGGCGGTTCGGCCGCGCCGGGACGCAGGATCTGGAAGACGCCCTCGCCATCGACCTCGATCTTGCGGAACACGTCGTTCGTGCCGGTGGTTGGGCCTTCAGCGTCGGTTGCCAACACCATGTAACGGACGCGGTAGTTGATCCCCTTGTCGTTGTGCAGGATCACCTTTGATCCGGAAATCTCGTACTCGAAGTTCCATGAGTCATCGATGTAGAGATTGTAGGGGAACGGGAATGTTATTCCCGCATTATAGGTGGCCTGCTCGACGGCGATTGTGTCGGGAAGATCGAAGCCGCATTCGATCTCGTAAATCGTGCCAGCGGGCACAAGAACGTCACCGGCAGCAATGATCTTTGCAGGCCGCCGCTCCGCCGAGAAGACGAGTTCGTCGAAGGTGGCCGTGTCGACATCATAGCCCGGCCGCGCAACCTTGAACTCGGTCGGGCTGATGACGATGGCGTCGACGCCCGATGTTCCTGTGATGTCTGGGGCTATAGCCAGGGGCGTGTTGTCCGCCGGCAGGTTCCAAGCGACCTGGAACCGATCATATATCGGGCCAAGAATTGTGTCTGGCTTCCTGCCCCCCTTGCGGGCTACCGCAGCGATATCGCGGAGAACAACTATTGTGCTGCCAAAATCCCAATACCGCATGACACGCATGCCGCCAGATACTGAGGCGGCTGACGGACGTGTCTGGAGAGCTGGCGTGCCTGCATCAACCGTATAATCGTCGGCTACTACCGACTGCTTTGCATCGGCGTACTCAAAAGACCCCGATGTGATGATGAAGAAGTCGTAGGCGAGCGTGTACACGCTTGTGAACCGTCCTGTGCTTCTGATCTGACAGGCATCGGAAAGCATGGGGCAGTCGTAGACCAGATTATCGAAATAGCGGGTGCTGTAGAAAATTTCGCCGTCCGGGTTCTCCACGCCCCCAGACGCACCACGAGCCATTGCTCTCTCGTAGGTGTATTCGTTGGATGCCGGCGGCGAGAAGTAAATCTTCGTTTGGTTTCCGTTTCCATAGTCTATGGTCTTGACGTTGCCCCACTCGGATGGGTCCAAGACATCCGCCACCAATGGCGACGCAATATCTGCCAGCTCCGCCAGCGCCCCGTCCTTCGAGTTATAGGCGAACTTCTCCCGCTCGCTGTCCGGCGTCGTTGCCGGATCGTCGGCACTGTCCTTGGTGATCTTTAGGCAGGGCACGCCCTCATAATCGATCCCAATGAAGAGCTCCGGCATCACGTCGATACCCTGATGCCGGAGACACCACCGCCAAAATTGCCGATCCTCACCTTTCCGTCAGCCGTCTCGATGGTTTCATCCAAAATGGCTTTCGCCATTCGGGCGACATAGAGTTTGAGCTCCCCCCCCTCGAAGACGAGCGGCAGGTTTTCATTGCTGCCATCGGTGACCACGAATTTGTTCGCGTTGAAAACGACCTGAGAGGAAAGGACGCCACCGGTTGACTTAACCTGAAGTTCCATTCCCGCTTCTTCGAAGTCGTCTTCAATACTGGCACGGGCATAGATCACGATGCGGGCCAGGACTTCGCCGGAGCCGGCCTGCGCCTGGATGCTGAGCAACCCCTGCGCAAGAAGGTCGCCCAGCGAGGCCGAGACCGATGTGATCTGCTCGGCGAGCGCCAGATCGGCTTTTGCAAGAACGCGTGTTTCTTGTCTGACAAGCGCGACTGCATCGCCCAAGACCGCCATCGTGTCCTGAATGTTGCTCTGAACGGACAATTGCCCCTGAGCCGACGATGTCGCGAGATCGGTAACCGTGGCCGAGAGATCGTCAAGAATTGCACGGATGTTCGTGAGCGAGCCATAAACATCCGTCTGCAACTGCCCAAGTGTCACCTCGACGTCACGCGAGGGCGCATAGGGCGTCGTCACCCCAATCGGCGCTGTCGGGCTGGTCGCGCGCGCAGGATCGGCAACGAGTTGGTGCCAGACCTCATATTCCGTCTCCGAAACCACGCCTTCCGTCAGGACTGCGATATTCGTGCCGACCTTGATCACGCGGGAGAAGGTCGGTCCCGGGCCATCCTTGGCGCGCCAGAAGACAACGATCTCGGCGACCGTCGGGTCGCTCGGCGTCGACCAGCTCACGCGGATCATCGGATAGACGAGGCTGTTCGCGCCCGCTCCGATCACGCCGACAGCGGCGAAATCCACGAGCTGCTGCTGATAGACCGGGGTGCCAGGTGGAATTGCTGCGGGCGGCAGCGTGACACCGACCGTCTCGTAGATCTCGCCGTCGCGCTCCTGCAGGCTGAGCGTGACGCAGCGCGGTTTGTCGTTACCTAGCGATTTCAGTCCGGTATCCGTCACCATGTAGACGCGATTGCCGTAGCGTACCGAGATCCACCTGATCCAGTCACCTGGCTCTAGCACTATCCATCGCGACCGAACCGTGATCGTTGCGGTCGCCTCGAAACGGTTCTCCGACAGGTAGATCGCGGCAAGCTGACTGGCCTGTTCACCATCCGGAACTGTGTCGAAGTTAATCTGGACGTCCTTGGTGCGGCGATCGGCCGTCACAAGCTCTGTATCCGTCGCCCTCTGATATCCGGCTGGAGACCACTGGTTTTCCGGGTTCGGATAGGTTCCAGAAACGGAGTTAACCAGTTCATCCATGGCCCGGAGGCGCTGGAAATCCACGGGCTCGCCGACGATCAAATCGTCATCGGTCAGGGTGGCAACGATGGCTTGGTCGGTTCCGATCAGCGGGAATGTACCGTCCACGCCATGAACTACCATGCCGCCGCAGGACAACATCAACGCATCGATGTTATCGCCGTGTTCTGCCGAGCAATCTAGGCCGATAGAGCAGCGATATCGCACGCGCCCACCCACGTCTTCTTCACAGATGTTGGCGGCAGTCGCATATTCAGAGATAGGCAGATCGGATGCCGCCATCGACATCCCGCAGAACAGGTCGCCATTAATCGAGAAGCCGCGGCGGTAGCAGTAATCGATCAGGACAGGGTCGTCACTGTACTCCCAGGTCGAGATGTCGTTGAACCGATGATCGCCGTCACCGCCCACCGTGTCGTCAAGTCGCAGATTGTATAGCGGAGCGCCCTTGAATTCGAAGAACGCCTGAGGCGGGTTTGCCAACTTCTCCCGATCGTATTTCAGCGTCAGGATGACATAGGAAGTGCCGAAACCGATATGGTTCTCGGTCCAGCGTGTCGATGGGTTCGCGTTATCGACCAAGCCGCTGTCCGCGCTGGTCTGCCAGCCATCGTAGAACTTCACCCAGATCAGGTTAGCGTAGTCGCCAGAGGTAACAACGCGCCCCTTGATCGGATCCTCGACGCCAAGAGTGACGTGTTCACCATCGAGCCAAACCTTGTCGAGTGACGTCGTGTAGAAGTCGGACAGGACGTAAATCTGCTGGAGGAACGCGTTGCCGGCGCCATAGGTGTTCGCATAGATGAAATGCCCGGCCGAGCCGCAAAGTCCACACATAACCTTGCGGGTGATGTTTGATCCGATCTGCAATTCGAGTTCGACGCCTGACGGCGGCGCCTTCGGCTTCGGCGCGAAAGCTTTCTGGATGGCGCCAACTGCTACATTAAGGCCAATGGAGAGCAGCGCTTTCCCAAAGAAGCCGAGGCCACCGATCGCGCCGCCAATGAACGAGAGGGCTCCGCCGATCGCGCCAGCGATCGCACCTATTGCAGCTGTGATGAAGGGCATCGTTTAGTAAACCCGGAAAGCCTGTTTGATTTCGGTGAGCGGGTAGAAATCGAGACCCGTTAACGACTTCACGGCCACGCCGCGCGCCATGATAACGCCGCACGCTTCCACACTGTCGCGCTCGATCGTACAGAGATCCCCGCGCTTCGCTTTCAGCCGGTTGACCGCCTCCAGTTCAGAGGCGAGCGCCTGCCCGACCGTGGTGAAGCCGTGTTTGGCGAACAGCCGATATCCGGCCTTCTCCGAACGGTATTGGCGAAGCTCGGGCAGCAAAGTTTCCCCGGTCACGGCGAGATATGCGTCCGTCGCCATAATCCAGCAGTCGGAAACACCCCAATCGCCTGGGAGATCTCGATAGGTTTCCAAAACGCCGTTGAGGCGCTTTTCCCATTCCAGATGCCGGGTCACGTCCGGCCCCATTTGAGATTGACGCGACCAGCAGTACCGGCTTCCTGATAGAAGAGATCGGTCGCGCCATCCGGACAGCGCCGCGCTTGGTCGTCCGTGGAGCGGATTCGGCCATTGACCTTAGAGTAGTCGAGCGCGCGGGTTTCGCACTCGGCTGTCAGAAGATACCCGCGCTCCGGGTCTTCCGAGTGCGGCAGAGCGTTGATGTAGCCCCGGATCATTGGAATCGGATTGCTCAGAACCGCACCGGTATCGGGGTGCATGTACATGTCGTAGATGGTGACAGGCCGATCCCGATAGGAGTAATTCTCAACTTGCGTGATTACCTCAGGCGTCAACCCTTCGTCCGGGCTCTCCGCCAGAACTACCGAAAACCCGGCCGCTGTCGTGCCCGTGCCGAACGACAGGTCCGAGATCGAGATGATTCCTTCCGGAAGGGGCTCATAATCAACACCATCATAGGTGTATCCAGACCACCGTTGGATGAAACCGTATGAGCCTTCCCCGAAATCAAACCGGATCATCCCGGCGATCTTGATCCTTCCTTCATCGAGAAGGTCGAGGATTTCTGGATCGAACGAGCGCATCAGACGAGCACCTGGTAGCCGGTGAACGAAATGGGCGTGTCAAGATACGATCCGTCTTCGGAAACAGAGGACTTGTCGAGGCTGAATTTGGCTTTCGGCCGATAGAGAACCGCAGTTCCTGAAGAGGAAAAGAGACGGGTGTCAACGAGCGGCAGAACCTTGATCGCCTGATTGCCGCTCCCATTGGCGACACAGTCCGCGTCAACCTGGAATAGACCATAGATTCCACCTTCAACGATGCCGACTTTGTCACCCTCAAGCAGAACGAAGCCTGGTGGGATGCCGCCAACGTTGATCTGCCCGGGAGTGGCGAGACTCAAGATCGTTGCCGTTCCGTCCCAGGTCGACGCAAGGATCTGAGGAACGCCGTCCGGATAGTTGAGTGGATGCCGCTGAGAGGCGTCCCAGGCGAGGAAGGTTTGGCCAGGAAATCTGAGCTTAGCGAGCCGCGCCGAAAAGGATTTTCTTGCCACCTTCTCCATGGAATTGGTCAGGAATTCGGCAATCCAAATCGGATCTCGGACTTGACTATCAGTTCCGGCTTTTCCTTTCGCGTGGCGCGCTGTGGCCGTTCCGGTATCGAGCGTGAAAAGGCTCGACACCATGTCATAGTGCGGTAGCTCAAGCGGATCTGGTCTCGCCATCACCTGACCCTCCTGTTTGGGACGCTTTTCATGACTTTGAACACGTCACGCCCGAACGTTTCGTCACGCTTCGCCAGTGCACGCTCCAGCCTTGCAATCGCCGCCTGGTCGGCCCCACGCGCGTCGATATTGTAGGTGGGGGCATAGGATGGGCCGGCAACCGCAACATCCCCCTGGAAAGCGCCCATTCCGCCGGACGGCTGGATATCATCGACGATGGTTTCGTTCGGGTGGACCATCGCGAGATGGCCTCCAAAGCCATCAAGGCCGCCAACACGCGGGCGCTGGGGGGTTTTGCCGCCGCCTTCATAGCTGAACAGGCTGTCAAGACCGGTAAGACCGCCGAGGAGAGCGCTGCCAAGACCGCCAAGCGCTGAGCCGAAGCCTCCACCGCCGGAAATGCCTCCGCGCATCGAGTTTTTGATGCCCTCGACTAAGGGTTGGATGAAGAAGAGTTGTAGCGCGACATCTGCGAGGCGCTTTGCGAGGTTCAGGAACGCGTCGCCCATCGATTCCGAACCGCTCAGCACATCACTGAAAAAGTCGCCGAACGAGTCTGCGATATCGTCGATTGCAGCGCTCAGCTTCTCGTTGTCAGCGATCTTCTCGAGCTCTGCCCGGATCTGTGCGATCTGCGGCGAAACGTCTCCAGCACCGCCGCCTGACTTGACGAACTTGTCGATCTCATCAGCGGCTACGCCAAACGACTGTGCCGTATCGACCACCTTTTGGTCGAGATCTGAAAGGAACATCGCCGCCTTGTCTTGGCGCAGCTTTGCGAGGCTTTCGTTGAATTTTTTGAGCTGCTTTTCGCTATCGGAAAGGCGCGATTTCTTCTTTTTTGAGCCGAAATCTTCGGGATCGAGGCCGAACAACCGGCGGGTGAACTCGTCCAACGTTCCTGCTTCGTTAGCGGCCTTGACGCGATCGTCCTTCTGCTCGATCAGGTCAGACTTGAGCCGGTCCTTGATGTCCTCAGGGATCGGAATGACTTTCCCATCAAGTGTCCCGGGCCGACCGGACTTGCCGATCGCCCCAAGATCCGCAAGGCCGCTCTCCAGCGCCTTCACTCGGCCTAGAGCACCGACGGCAGCGAGACCAACTTTGGCGATCTCCACCAGTATCGCGCTGACATCCGGATCAGCGTTCTCGATATTCTTGACGGCATCACCGAACTCAGTGGCGTTCATCTCGCCACTCAAGAGCTTTTCGATCAGACCATTTAATTCACGCGCCAGGCCACCGGAGAAATCACGCGCTGCACCGTTCGCCTCCGACGCCATCGCGCGGAGCTGCAACGACAGAGCTGCCGCATCCTGCTTGGCCTTATTCAGGTTCAGGTTGCGGGTTGCCTTGTCAGCGCTTTCGGTCAGTCGAGAGAAGTATTTGGCCGCCTCATCGACGCTGCTTGCAGTCTTTTCCGAGGACTCGCCCGCCTTCGACATCGCGTCGGTGTATTCTAGCAGCCGTTCCTCTGCTTCGGCAGCGCGATTGCTCAACAGGAACATTGTGGCGCCCAGAGCCAGGAAGGCTGCGCCCACAGGCCCTCCCACCAGCGCAAGCGCACCGCCGAGACCCTTCATTGCAAGGCCGGTAGCGCGTGCGACTACCGTCTGATTACGGAGCGCGGTGTTAAACTCCTTGGTCGCTACCGAAGCTCTCTGCGTTGCTGCGTAGTGAGCTGCATTCGCCGCCTGCAACTCTCGCCCCGCCTTAACTTGGGATGTTCCGAATGCTGCGCCCGCGCGCGCGTTGGCATATGCAGCCTGAGCCGCCCTGAGCCGAGCCGCGGTCAACTTTTCGAGGGATGCTGCTTCGGCCTGTTCGGCACGCATTGCATCTAGCGTGGAAATACGCGCCTGGTTGGTTGCCGACATATAGGCCGTCAGGCCGGCGACCGCCTTCCCACCAAGCCTCGAGCCGAGAGCGACGCCGAGTAGAACCAGCGCATCTCCGATCTCGTCGATGTTTTCGGCGATCGCATTCAGAACCGATACCGTCGCACGCGCGCCCGAGTTGATCGAACCGCTAGTCCCGATCGAGCGCATGACGGCATTGTCGACCCGGGTGAAGGCTTCCGCGATTGTCTGGGTGGTCTGCGCGAAAAGAACATCGATCTCCTCGCTTGCATCACGGAAGGCGCGCACAATTACGCCGGCCGTTAGCTCGCCGTCAGCCGCAAGCTTGCGGAGCTTTCCAATGTCACCGTCGGTTATCCGATCGGCAAGCAACTGGCCAAGCGCCGGGTTCTCGAGAACTGATCGCAGCTCGTCGCCCTGTAGACGGTTGGATGCGATACCCTGTGAAAGCTGGATGGTGGATTGTGCGGCTTCGACGGGAGTGGCGCCACCTACAAGAAACGACTTCTGGATCGTTTCGGTAACACGTAGCGTATCGGTCTGTGCGATGTTCAATCGCTTGGCTGATGTCGCGATGCGCGCAAAAAGAACGCCGGTGGCTTCGTACTGAGAGCGTGACCGTTGCGCTACGCGGTAGATGGTATCCTCGAGGTCTCGAAGATCCTGTACATCTTTCTTCACAATGCGAAGACGGTTTCCGACCTTCGTCCAAGTGTCGGAATACTCCTGGAGACCGCGAACCGTGAACGCAGCTCCCAATCCACCGGCCAACGTCGTCGTGGCGAGCAGGATACCGCGTAGTCGATCGACCGAGTTTGATGCCCGGAGCGCGCTGAGCGATAGCGTCTGGAACCGCGACGCATCAAGGCGGCCGAAGGTCCGGTTGAGCAACGAACCAGAGCGATCAAGGCGCCGGACGGATCTATCGGCGCGGTCCCCACCGCGCTCGGTCTCTGATGCGAACCTCCGGATCCCGTTGATGGCAGCTCCATACTGCACATCAAACAGAACCTGGATGGACCCGACTGTTGCGACTATTGCCGCCTCCTATCGATTTTGTGATGCGGCGCGAGCCGCCGCCGCGGCGCGGACGGCCGAGACGATGGACGCTTTGGACGGCAACTTTCCCGGGTTCATGAAACCGTCGAGCGACGGGAACTTCTTGACCCTGTGCAGATACGCGTTGGCGTACTCAGCCATCATTCTGCGCCGGAATCTCTCTGTCTCGAGGCGGGCGACGTTTCGCCCGTACCGAATGATTTCGCTGGGCGTGAGCCGCCAGGCCTCTTCCGGTTTCAGACCCGCCCTATGGGCGATGGCCTCTATTCGCTCGACGCCGGAGAGGCCTGCGAAGGGTTTTCCTCTTCATCCATCTTATCGAGTTCGGCAGCCATCTCAGCCTGACGCTTCGCGATGTGCTCCAGGAGCTCGGTATATTTCTTCCCGAACAAAGCGAGAGACAGGGCGTCGAGAATAGGCTCGGTCGCCTTTTCAAGCGGCCACTCGATGGGCTCGTCAGGATCCAGCGGAGTGACGACGTCACGGCCGGTCTCGTTTGGCTGGAAGAGCCCTACCTCTGCGCATCGCAGGATGGTCTTTGCCGAACCCTTGTTCAGGCCGGCCTCTACCCGCTCGTAGTAGTCCTGCCCATAGGTCGTTTCGAGCTCGTCCAACGCGCCGAGAGTGAAGCGGAAATAGGCGCCCTTCCCCGCCTCAGGGAAAGGCGCCTTACTTTGGAGTTTTCCTGCCATCAATCGTCCGCCTACACGACAGCTTCTTCGGCGATGTCGGAGGTGATCTGGAGCGTCACCGACATCTGCATCTGCGTTCCGACAGGATACTGGCGGCCGACACGCTCGATGAGGGCCGTGAACGTTTCACGGGTTGTGCTGCCGGCCTCGCGGAGGCGGAACGTCTTGACCAGGCCAATCATGCCCTTCAAGCCAGTGGCCCGCTTGTGAGTGGCATTGTCATAGTCGTAGTTGACGGTGAAGGTGAGCGATCCGGGATCAATCGGACCACCCATATACTGCTTCACCGGCTTGCCGTTCCGCGAAGGACTCGAGTGGCTGGTGACTTCCTGCTTGTCGGAAGACTCCTCGACATCCGGGCCGGTCGCGATCTGGCCGATGGTGGCAAAGTTCTCGCTCGGGGTCGCACCGTCGCCAATCTCGAGCGTGGTGCCAAAGCCAAGGCGTTCGGTCATTCGTCTTCTCCTTTAACGGGATACCCGACTTGCTTGCAGGTATGCTGATGTGTCTCGTTGACGTCGAAGGTCGTCTCTCCGCATTTCAGGCATCGCCACATGGGGACATCAGACCAGGTGCTTTCCTCGAACCCGGGCGGGGCCGCGTCCTTGGCTTCTTGCTTCGGCTCTTCCGCCGGTTCCACGACCGCCTCGGCAGCCAGTGCTTCGGGCAAAGCTTCGCCCTCTTCGACCGCCGAAGCTTCGGGGGCCGGCTTGAATTTCCTCGCCATTTCATGCCTCGCTGTAGTGGACTCGGTAGTCGTCGATGCACCGGTAGACGTCAGCATCTTCCATGTAATCTGATACCGAGTTGGTCCGGTGGATGAGATCGATCAGGATCTCGAAACGAGCGCCTGAGTAACCGTGCAAGACGCGGAACACATGCCGAGAGAGCGTTGTCGCATCTTCGACGCTATCGCCGCGGCTGTAGACCCGCACCGCATCATTATGGAAGCGGCTCGGGCCATCGTGGTTGACGCCATCGGCTCCGCCTACCTGCATTAGGGCGAGATTTGGACGCAGCGTTCCGTTCGGGACGTTTCCGATGTGGATGTCGCCCATGCAGAAGGCAGAAAGTTCCGCATCGTCACGCATGATCGATCGAATGGCGGTGACCGCTTTCATAGCTTGCCCTTAGCTCTCAGGCGATCGGCTTGGCGCTCGACGGCCGGCCCGTAGGCCTCGCCAAAGCGCCTGATCGCCTCCTGCTCATTCTGGACGTAGGCAGGCGTGAGGAACGGCTTAGGATCCGCGCCAGGGTGCCATCGGCCTCGTCTCGGCTGCCAGTGTGGGTCAGTCCCGAATTCGACGAGATGCGCTTCGCCAATTGCCTTTCCTGTCGCCGTAACGGCGTGGGTGTTGCTGGCAGAAGTCTTACCCTTCTGGCGGATCGCCATGCCCCGGTAGAGATTACCGTAAACATAGGAACCGTTCGCCAGCAAGTTAGCCTTCGCCGCCCGCAAAATAGGCCCAAGAGCGTACCGCGACGCTTCAGATACCGGTCGCTGCAGGCTGTTCGCGAGACGCCGCAGAGACGCGCCTGTCTGGCGATGTCCGGTTACGCCACTCACTGAGCATTACAGCCGAGTGATCGCCCGGGCGAGAAGTGCCACGTTGCCGCTGGTGTACGTGATCGGCACTCGGCGCGACGTATTGAGATAGGCACCGATCTCGTCTTCCGAAAATGCGATGATGCCGTGCTGATTCTGGCCGAGCGCCAGCGACCGCGTCGGCACGTTGACTGGCCCCACGCCAGAGACATTGGTGGTCGGCTTGGTGGGCACGATATTTACGGTGACGGCCGATGTATGACCGTTCACGAACTCGAGAATGAGATCGCCACCGAGATACGGCACGACGTCACCTGCGGGTGTGCTGGGGGTGAATGCAGCAACCGCGCCTGCCGGCGTGGGCTTGATCGAATTGATCGTAGCCATTTTCTTCTCCTACTTGATATTGGCCAACGGCCGGTTGCTTCGGATGACCTTGAGAAGGATGTCCTCATTGAACTCTTCATCCGGCATCACAGCCTTGATCTCGTAGACCACTGTGTTGCCAGGCATGGCACCCTCGTAGGAGTGCTCAGGATTGAAGATCATGAGCATGTCTTCGGTCACCTTCTCGAGATCGAGATAGTCACCGCGCACGCTGTAGACGACGCTCGCCAGAGTTTCGCCGGCGGACAGAGCTTCTCGACCGCGATCCGGGCTGATCGAGACCCACGCTTCCGAGACATTCGCCCAGACGTAATCGTCGAACTCGCCGCCTCGCGTCTGCGTCCGCTTTCTGAACGCCACGAGCTTTGTACGCCGCATGGGACTGGCTGGCATCAGTAGCCCCCGTTGATCATCGAATCGGCATTCGGGATGCGATGCCTGATCAGCAGGTCGCGAACGCCGTAAGGGATCTTCTTCTCCACGTTCATAACGCGGGAATCGATGAAGGTAGCCTCGCGGTTCTTGTAGAAGTGGCTCGCCAGAAGCAGCACCGCACGCACGATCGTCGAGGGAACATCGCTGGCCTCTTCATGGCCGGCGGTATAGACGACCGTCATGTCGCCGCTCGTCGCCGATAGATCTGCGACGGTCACGGTAGAAAGCATGTCGACTTCCCGCTCAGTGACGGAGCTCAAATCGACCTCTACGGACGCATCGCCTTTCGGCGTGTACGCAAGCGACACCAGTTCGACCAGAGGCGGCCGCGGCAGCGTGATTTCCGGCAGCACGCGCGCCACCCTCAACTGAAATTTCGTGAGCATGATCGGTCGGTTCATGAAACCTTCCGCATACTCCTCCGCAGCTTCGATCGCCTGATCAATCAGAGCGTCTTCACTTGCGTGGCGAACCCGGGAGTTTTCCTTCACCAGGCCCTTTTCGACGCATCGGGTGTCCGATCTCTCGAGGATTTTCAGGTCCATTCACCCGCACCACTCGCTCAGGGCCATCTCGCTCGGATGCGCCGATGGCCCGATTTGGGTAATTCCCCACGGCGCGTTCGGCGCCGCAGGGAGCTTTGCGCTCGGGCATCAGATGACCGATTTACTCATCGGCTGCTGGGGAGCGCCGAAGAAGACCCAGGTCGCGGTCAGGGTTGCCGTGTCGGTATCTGCCGCACTGAGATCGGGCGTGACCTGACTGCGCACGAACTCGTTCGCCGAGGAGAGATCGAAGTCCAGCTCGATCGTGCCCTCTTCGGTGGTGCCGCCGGTGCCGCCGGTCGCAACATCGGTGGCCTCATAGGCGGCGCCGTAGTCGGCCGCTCCGGTTCCGCCGGAATTGGATGCGTCCTGGATGTTGACGTCGATCGACAGCGTCTCATCCTCCGCCAGGGTGGCGGCATATGCGATGATCAGCTTCGCCGAAACAGCCATGCCGGAGGTCGCATCGTCGCGACTGACCCAATTGCCATTCGCTTCGGTGGCATCACCGGCGCCGCCGGCGGTTGCGGCGATGCTATCGCCGAATGCGGATCGGCAGCGAAAACCGCCGTTGTGGATGTCTGCGCGATTCATCGTCGCTTCTCCTTTTGCGTTAATGGAAGGTGGGCCTGATCGCTCAGGCCGCTTCCTGGTCCTTCACCGCTTCCGCGATGATCTGGTTGGCGCCCTCCGAGTTGAGAGACTCGGCATCCGGCTTGATTTCCTTCGCCCAGGCGATCCGCTTGTTGTGGTGCTCTTTGGTCCAGTTCTCGGGGATCGAGACCGTGCCTTCTGCGGTGGCGATGACGAAGAACTTGTCCCCGCCCTCCGGCTTCTTTTCGACTGCCGACTTATCGGCCTCGGTGGGGGCGGATTCGCCGTAGAGCTCGGCGTACCCCTTCTCGAGGAGCGTCTTTGCGGCAGGCGGCTCGAAGCCGGCGATCTGGCCCCCCTTGTAGACGCCGAACGCGCGAAGGACTTTCATCACGACCAGACCGCGGCCATTGACCTTGAGATTCATTGGTTTTCTCCGGGTTTGAGGGTCGATGGCGCCCGTTTAGCGCCACCGATTAGCTTCGGTTCATGCGCCTATCAGGCGTTGCCCCACTTCACGCCGGTAAGGTAGGCGACGGCCTCGTAGTAGCGAGTGGTGAAGTCGTGCTCCATCGTGGCGCGGATCGCCGTCTGATCGGTCGAGAACATCGAAACCATGTCGTTGCCGACCTTGATGGATGCCTGGTCCGAAATGGCGAACTCCAGTCCCTTCGCATCACCGACCAGAACGTGGCCGAACGAAATCAGGGCGAGATAGGTCTCGTTGGTGCCCGCGCCGAGGTTTTCGGGGAACGTGCCGGCGACTTCGACCGGATAGCCCTTCCACCGCGGGCTCTCCTTGCGGAGCTCGGGGTAGATGTAGTTCCCGTTCCCGTCCGTCATATCCTCAAGGTAGCCCTTGGTGGTGACGGACATGCGCCATGCGAGCTTCTGGCGGAGGATCGGATAGCGCGTGAAGCGATTGAGCAGCTTCCGGGCGTCCGCGTCCACCTGCGCCTGTGTGGGGGTGGTGGAGTTGGTGGCGGCCACCGAATAGACGCCCGCTGCATTCATGATGCCAGTCGGGTCGTCGTCGACGCCAGTTCCCAGGAAGCCGGCCATGTCCATCTTGGTCGACATCGCCATCGCAAGGTCGGTGCGTGCGAACCGCTCGGCAGCGCCCAGCGAGTAGCTGATGAGCTGGTTGGTGAGCGGGACGATGCCGCTCAGGAGGTGAGCGGTCATGTTGATATCCTTGAGCGTCGGATTGCTCACCTGGATATCGACACCTTCACCCCGGTACGCGGCGGTCGCGCCGGACGCACCCTTCGCCTGGCGGTAGGAGCCGCGCGGCATCGGGAGGACCGTCGGATCGCCCGACATGAACGAAGACATCGGGTAGAGCAGACCGATGACATCCGGTGCAAAGGTCTCCGGAATCATCACGCCGCCCGACGCACCGTCGACCGAGTTCATCGACTTGGTGTTAGCCGCGACGAGATCGTTCGCAAGGCTTTCGTGACCCAGCTCGCTCATCGCGGACGCGGTCGCCTTGAAGCCCTTCGCACCGCTTTCGCGGTAGGCTTTGATCATGCCGCACATGACGGCGCCGAGCTTCTGCGCCGGCTCGGTCGCGCTCTTGGCGGAAGCCGGAGTGGTGGTGCCGGCCGTGTCGCCGGCCGGGGCTGCGGCGTCACGCCGAAGAGCTTCGATGGTCTCAGCGGTGGCGATCTGCTTTTTCAGATCCTCGATCTCGCTCAATGCGGTCTCGAGTGCCTTGGTTTCCTCTTCGGTCGCGTCGGTCGCGAATGCACGCGTCTCGAGCGCGTCCAACCCCTTGACCTTTTCCGCAAGGGCCTTCTTGAGCTGCTCAAGCATCTGTTTCTCCTGTTGTTTGAGCAAAAAAAACCCGCCACTGTTCGGGCGGGCTGCAGGTTCCTTGCGGAACCATCTGTGAAACCGTCGTCAGGCGGCGGTTTTGTCCAGATTGAGGGCTTCCAGGCGGGCTTTCAGGGCCGCCTTTTGCTCCTCGCTGGCGAGGACGGGCTTCTGCTCTTCCTCGTTCTTCTCCGTGGTGAAGATCGACCGGACACGCGAGAACAGGCCGGACAGCGCCGACTTGCGCTCCTCATCCTCATCACCGAGCTCTTCGAGCTTCGGCTCGACCTCGGAAAGTGCGCGCTCGACCGCGTCGAAGGTTTCCTTCTGGATGGGATCGATCTGATCTTCACTCTCCTCCTCCTGATCGGAGGAAGATCCACCGGTCGCACGCTCAATGCGATCCGCAACGTCCTTGAGCTCGTCAAGCCATTCGGGCCGTTCGGCGTTGACTGAAATCGTGCCGACATTGCCAAAGGTCTTGTTGCCGGTCACCTCACGGAGCACCGATTCATAGAGCTCGCGATCGACCATCTTCGAAACCGCCGGATTGGCGCGCACGGTCTCCAGGAAATCTTCAATCATCACCGGGTCGATGATGTCGGAAACCTTGTCGCCGTTTGCAGTGCCCTTGATCAGGGCCTCGCGGACCGCCGGGATCGTCACGACCGAGCACTCGAACAGCTCGGTGTCGTTGAACTTGTAGCCCCAGGTCCAGTTGCCCTCGTCGTCGAGGATCTTCTCGACCATCCGCGGGCGAAACCCGATCGAGCAGGCCTTGAGCACGCCCACCTTGACGTTTTTGGCGGTCCGGTCCGCCATCTCGTCGACGCCCGCTTCGGTGAACGTCAGCTTTCCCTCGGTCCGGCGCGGCGATGCCTTCACCATGCGCAGATCCGACCAGGTGCCGATCGGCATATCCCAGGAGCGATGACCGAACAGTGCCACCGGGTTCTTCTCGAAATGAGAGCTGTCGATGCCGGCCTGCACCACGACGTCGCGATAACGGTCTTCCGTCTCGGCGCTCATGATGAAGACGGCGGACCGCTCTTCGTCATTCCAGGAACGCGGGGAGATATGCGCCTTGTAAATGCCGCCGTCGCCGTCGGAGAAATCCTTGCGGGACTCGAGCACCTCGTCGAGGCTGACTTCCTTCTTAACCGGCATATCCTACTCCTCTCGGCTTGCGACGAGGCGGAGCCCCTTGTCGCTGTCTTTGTCGTCCGTTTTGTCGGCCGGATCCTCGCCGCCCGGCGTGTTCCCGCCGGCACGCATGATGACTTCGTTGCCGGGGTCCACGAGAACGAAGTTCCCGGAAATCATCCGCACCCGGCCAGCATCGCCGCCGATCGAGTTCTCGCCGATCTTCCGGCGCATCTCGTCGAATTCGATCATCCCGTTCTTCCAGCGGCTCTCGACGATGAGCTGCCGCTCTTTCGGGTTCATCGCGTAGGCCTGATCGGTGTCAAACCAGAGCGAATATTGCTTCCGCTCTTCTTCGGTCAGGAGCACGCGGTTCAGACCCTCGACGATGTCGTTGAAGTAACTCCGAAGAGTATCGTCGACGTAGAGGCGTTCCGCTGAATCCATGTTGTCGTACTTGATGGAATCCATCAGGTAGACCTTGTGCGGCGGCACGCGGAAGAACCTGATCACGTCCATCGCCGCGCTCAGATTGGACTTGATGAAATCCGCGTCCGTCGCCGACTGCGACAGTTTGTGGACCTGAGGCACCTCACCGTCGGCGCCCTCGAGGATGACCGGAGTTCCATCCGACTGCGCTTTCTTGATCGCCCGACGGAACCCTTCCTTGAGGCGCTCAAATTGCTTGTCGTCCAGCGCATCCGGGAAGCCGAAGGCAACCACCGGCACACCACCGTTCCCGTAGGAGCCGGACTGGAATTCCTGCATGGTCTCCAGGAGCGATACCGCGCTTCGCGAAAGCGCTGACGTCGCCAAGGCTTCGTTCCCGTTCAGCGAGCGATGGCGGACATGGCTGACGGTCCCCGCCGGCTGCCGCCCCCGCGCCCAGCCGTACAGCGCCATATCGTGATTACTGCTCGGCTGGATGTCGTAGTACCAGCGGCGGTTCTCGATATTGACCGCCGCCTCGGCGACACGACCGCGCGGGATCGAACAGAATTCAAGCAGATCCCCACCATTGGTCCGCCTCCCGGCGAAATAGACCTCGCTGGAAATCGCCAGGTGGGAGACAGTCTCGCGCATCAGGTCGTAGATGCCGTTGTGGAACGGGTTCGGCATCGAGTTGATCAGAGCCGCGACCGGATGTGCTTTGGGCGCCACGATCTCCCAGCCAAACTTTGTGCGCTTCCGGAGATAGAGCGGCGTCTTCGCGACGTCCTGCGATAGAACCTCAATGCAGAGGTTCGACACTGCCAAACGGAACATCGTGCGCTCGGGACCGAAGATGCTGCCGCCAATCGAGAACAGCCGGTCACCGTACTCCTGCAATGTCCACACTTCGTCGGCCGACCGCGACAGCGATCGCGCGTTCATCGGCGAACCACTCTGTTTTTCGTCCGACATTCCGGCCTACTCCATGACCCTGACGCCACGTTCTGCCATCGGGTTCGGTTTGCGCTTTTCGTCCTTGAATTCGACGAGCTGCAAGCGGCAGGCGTTGGCCTGAACCGCGGCGTCGAAGCCATCGATTTTCATGTTCGAGTTCGGCGCGATCTTCTTCGGGAGAACCAGATCCGCCGTATTGTAACCGCCAATCGTGTTTTCGACGTTCCAGGCGAGGATCGGGTTTCCGTCGTGCCTCAACCCCTTCACGCGACCCGTGGTGCGCGCGATGATGTCCTTGGTCGGCTCGGAAAAGTTCGTGGCGTTTTTCCGGAAAGCCACAACCGGGTGACCCTTCCCTTCGAGAACCGCCATTACCGCGTTGGCTTCCCGATCGTCGACCGCGATCATCTCTACGTCGAAATACTCCAGGTCGGCCTCAAGATCGGCGAGTAGAGAATTGTACTTGTGGTAACTACCCGGGGTAAAAGTGAGGTAACCCTCGCTACTCCAGTGCATGTAGAGAGCGGTTACCTCTTCATCCTCGATCCACGGCCCGCTCTCAGGGACGTAATACCGCGCAAATGGCACGATATCCTCTCCCATCTCGACCAAAATGACGTAGCAGATCATGTCGTTTCGACTTGCCAAGTCTACCCCAGCCCACGCCCGGCAGCCCTTGAACAGGCGCCGAGTGAGGTCTTTATCGAGGCAAGCGTCCCACTGGTCGCGGGAGATGAGCTTGCCCTCACCAAGGCCCCAGACGTTGAACCTGGTGCGGAGCGTTTCGTTCTTGTTCCGCGGGCTTGTGAAAATCTCATCGACTTCCTGCCGCAGTTTGCGAAGCGGCAAGGAGATGCCGGCGTTCGGGTTTGCCTTCTGAAGCACGATGTCCGAGCGCCAGTTGCCGAAATCCTCTTGGTCGATCGTGAAGATCGCGGCGAAGAGCTCCCAGCGGGTGCGCTTACCCTCCAGGACTTCGATCGCCATGTTGCGCTCGTCCCAGCCGACACCGAAGGCGTTGTAGCCAGCCGAGCCGATCTCGAGGAACAGCGATTCCGGTCGCGCGCCCTGCGCCGACTTCATCACGTTGAAGATCGACGCCGGCAGCGAGTGGAACTCGTCCGCGATGACGACTTTCGGGTCGTGGCCATCCTGCTTCTTGCCGGACGCCGGCAGGATCATCGCGTAACTGTCGGTCTCATGGAACGTGATCCGGTCGCTCACGTCCGTTACCGCGTAGTGCTCCTTCAAGGTCGGGGTAAACTCGACCATCTTCTTCATCGGCTCGAGCACCTTGAGCGCTAGTGCCGCCGTCGGCGCGATGATGTACAGGTCATCGCCGATATGCGCGTTAGGCCCGAGTTCATAATGTGCGATACCGGCCGCCAGCAGCGACTTTCCGCTCTTTCGGGTGATCTCGAGCTGGGCGATCGTGACCACGCGATCACCGGTATCCGCCCATCGGAAGCCGTAGATCGCGATCAGGATCCAGATTTGCCACGGCTCGAGCCGGATCTTCTGCTTTGCCAGCACGCCTTTGACGTGCGGCAATTGCTCGATGAACGCACAAACCTCGATCGCGTGCTCATCGGACCAGTAGAACTCGTTACCGGTCTCGGCCGCCATCCGCCGCATGTCGAGAAACCGCTGACATGCGAGGATGATCAGGCGGCACGCCGGGATCTTCTCGTCGACGACCAGTTCGGCATACAAAACACCGATCCTGACATAGTCGGCGTACTTTCCGCCCTCAATCGTGAGGGTGACGCCGCTGTCGAGCTCTTTTCGCGAAGCCGAAAGCAGAGAAGGGGTTTTCGCCCCGGCCCGGCCCTTCGACTGTCTTGTTGCCAATGTAGCGCTCCAGCTTAAGCGTCGCGCTGCGCCTCATTTCCATGGGGCCGCGGAGGCTGCGTTCTTTTCTCTTGGCAGTGGCGATTTCATCCGTCGCCAGGGCCAGCGATTCGACGTAGGCGACGGAGATTGCCGTCAACTGGCCGATCTCGATCAGGTTGCGGCACCAGGTGTCGTAGACATTGCGCCCTCCCGGATCGAGCGGGATCGTCGGCTCGGGTATCGCCGAGTAATTCGGCAAGGTGACAACTTCTCCGGCCGTCTGTTCTGGCTCGAAGGTGTCGACCTCGTCGTCTATCTCGTCCTCGGCTCGCTTGTTTCGCATCGGTCCGCTTCTCTGAGGGGCCCATCGCAGCGGATTTGAAAATGCGCCGGCCGTGTATCCGGGTGCTTCACCCACATTGGGAGAAGCGGGATCTGGTTCATACGTCTCGCATACGCTTCAAGGCGCCGCTTCCACCCGTCGTGACACTGGCGGCACAAGGCATCGAGGTTGGTCGGGTCAAGCCTGCGTTTCGGTCGATCACGCAATGGCTCGACGTGGTCGACGAGCTCGGCCGGCTCCAGGTAACCGCGCCTCAGGTGCTCCTCGCAGAGATGGTTGACTGATTTCAGATATTCCGCCGCTACCCGCTCCCAATCGCGATCGTAGCCACGCTCACGGGCGGAACCACGCCGCTTTTCATGGCTGCGCTTCGTATGCGGCGTCTCCATGATCCGTGCGGGTCGCCAGCGGCGAAAGGTTTTGATGCCCAAGGGACCGAAATTCCATCTTTGGTTGGTATAAACCCGCAAATTTCGGCACAAACCGGACGGCTGATACAACCTTGAATGATTGGAGGGCCGCCTCACCGCTGCAGCCACTCCGTTTTCAACGCGCCTGTCGGTGAGCGCGCTCCAGGTATTCAATTGGCGAGGTTTCGAGGTCAGGCTTTCAGCGAGAACGCTAGGCCCATGGCTACTGCAGGTGACTTACCCGACCCTGCTTTTCAGGTCGGCCCGCCAATTTCGTTGCGATTTCCCGCGAATTGGTTGGCGATCAGGTCAGGTAGGGATTCGAACCCACGACCACCCTGCTATCGGCTATCCGTCGCCAGCAGAGTGAACTAGACGGTCATGGCCTTACTCGTTCGGCTTCAACCTTGGACCTGGCTCGGTCACTGTCCCGATCGCCAATCGCGCTATAGCACGAGTTGGTTGCGAGGGCGGGATTCGAACCCGCGGCCTCCAGGTTATGAGCCTGGCGAGCTACCAGACTGCTCTACCCCGCTAGAAATTTAAAACGCCCGAAGCTGTTTTGCTCGGGCGCACTTCTGGTCTATGCCGCTGTTATGACTCAACAATTTGGAAAGTCAACCGAGATTGCAAATTTCCTTGTAGCACGGACTTTTTGAATTTTTTAATTCAAGTTTTTGAAATCTCTTAAAATTCTGCCCAAAAATTCAATATTTCGCATCCGCCGAAATACCAAGTTTCTACAAATTTAATTGGAACCACCTCGACCGCGGAGAGGTATCGCAGGTCTGGCTCGAGTCTGATTCGGCTGCTTTGGGGGTTTTTGGAGAGCGCGGAAAATATGAGCTCGCGCGCCGGTCCCGGGCTGGCCGTTCATTTTTTAACTGGCGGGGTGGTGGGGCCTTTATCTGGCGTGGTGGTGGTGACTGCGAGCACGGCATGCGCTGACCAGTCACCCGGCGGCATGCTTGCCATGAGATGACAGCGACAACGGACAGAGGCGGGCAAGCTGGCATGCGGTGGCGTGGTGGTGGCGTGGCGTCCTGTCCCTCTCTCCTCGCTTCGCTCTGCCTCTCTCCTCTCTCTCCCTGCAACGGCATGAGGCGACAAGCTGGCCAGTGATGGCAGCACGACGGTTAAGGGTAGGTATTGGGTGCGATCTGGCCATGGCGTGGCGTGGTGGCGCTATGACGCCAGTGTGTGGCCATGAACTGGACGCGTGATTGTAAGCCGCAAGCCCGGTTGCCCAACTGGCGAGCGCTTAATCAATGTCACGTTTCGACCTGGCCAAAGCCTTGGCGATATGAAGCACGCATATAAAATGCATCTCAAAACGCATTTTCTGCTTTTTGTGTATTGTCATCGCGCAATATCTGCACTATGTACGTGGTCAAGCCGGTGATTTCCGGTGGTGACCGGCCTTTGACGGCTGAACCGTTTCCTCCCGGTCCGTTCTTTGACAGCGCTGCTTTCCTCTTGCTCCCTGCCCTTCCGGGCATGCCGTAAGGTTTCTGCCAAGTTCTCATTCATGAGGCGAGTTGCAGCGATTGACCGGCAAAGGTGAGTGGGACGGTCTGCACAGTCGCAATGAATAGTTGATTGATCCGCTGCCAGCTTGACACACTGGCCAGTCAATCGGGCGCAAACTCATGTATGGCGCTGACTTAGAAAGCCCACATGAGGACTCCGGGGATAGCCCGGCGCTCACACTGGCCAGCGATAGCAGGACAGTAACGAGACGGCACACTATGGGAATGTGCAGCGTGCGACCGGTCGACAAGTGACGCGGTATACAGAGAACAAATCAATTTCATTCTGCAATCATGCAACGATGGAAAATCTAGCGGGCGGCCGGAAACGGTCGCCCCCTATGCGTTCTATCGGAACGAACCCCGCAATCATGCAAACAAACGGAGATATCAAAATGGCAACTTTCCAGATCATCAAGGGCAAGGCACTCGCAAACGCAATCGCAGGTCGCGCCAAGCAGGTCGCAACCTTCAAGGAACGCGAGCATCAGCTTGCCGCCTCTGCCCTCACCCACTTGGACGCTCACAACGATGCTTGCTATGTGCAGGCACTTTACGAGGTGACACCGCGCAACTATCGCGCCGGTCTGGTCAAATGGGCGACCGCATTCGGCAAGTGCAAATTCGACGCCAAGGCCGAAAAGTTCGAATATCGCAAGGGCAAATCCGACATGGAAGCCGCGATGAAAATCGCCCCGGCTGATTATGTCAAGGAAACCAAAAAGGCGGACGCCAAGAAGCCCGAATTCGATCTTGTCGCCAAGATGGAAAGCCTGATTGAAAAGGCCGAAGAAGTCGGCACCGATCACGCGACGCTTTCCGCCATGCATGGCGTCATCCGCCTTCACAAGGCTGCCATGGAAAAGGCAGCAAAAGAAGTCGCAGCGGAAGCCGAAAAGAAGGCTGAAAAGAAGGCCGCCAAGAAGGCCGATAACGTCCACCCGATTCCGGGCACGGTCGTTCTCCGCGCTGCCACTCCGGAAGCCGTCGCCGCGTAACTGCTGCCGCACTCTACCCCGTCCGGTTTGCCGGGCGGGGTTTCTCGTCTCTGGCGTCTCTCTATCCGCACGCTCGTTTGTGCCGATTGACAGCCGTCAGGCTGACACCCGCAACCATGCGAACAAGCGACCGCTAAGGCCGATCTCGCCAACCCGCGCCATATCGCGGCACGGCTGATTGCGCCTTGCGGTCCGGAGATATCACCATGACAAGCCAGTATTCGACCGCATGCCGGAAGCATCCCGGCTATGAGACCGCGCTTGACCGCGATCGTGATCGCGCAAGCGCCGAGTTGTGCGCGTATCTCGCCAAGGCGGACGCCATGCGCGAGCGTCTTAGGAAAGCTCGAGTCATCGAACCGGCGGAAACCGTCCACTGACACCCGAAAAGCGACGGCAACACCCTAGCCGTCGCCTACACCCGCCCGGAATCCACCCCGTTCCGGGCGGGTGTCTCATCCTGCAATCATGCAACTGAGGAGATACCCGATTGACACTTTCAGATGCCACAATCTCGGCGGTCTATGCCGCGTGGCTTGCCGCCGAACACGCGTATTCAACCGCGCTTGTCGATGCGTTCGGAGATGACGCACGCAATCGCCGCTATGATGCGGACGACTCCGCACACCCGCCAATCGTCAAAGCCGCTTGGGAAGCCTGCCAGCGGGCGCAAGAGGTCTATTACATGGCGCGCGGCGAGTGCGCGAAAGAGGTCGCGGCCAATGCTTCGTGACGCTTTCGCCTTCGTATCGGTCTGCGTGTTCATCGCAGCAATCTACGCTTGGCTTCCCCTGCTCGGCGAGATCGTTCCCCAGCTCACCCGCTAACCAGATGAGGCACAATCTACAATTTTATTTGTAATCCATTCGACCGGCTGTTAAACAGCGGACGTCTCAGAATTTTGTTTTAACCCCGCAATAATGCGCAAACGGAGACCTATCATGAACGCACCTGCCCTCAATATCTCGACTTCCAACGCCCTCGCGTCGCGGGCAATGCTGGTCACTCTGAAAATTTCTTTGTGGTCGGCGCGCCGTCTCGACAAGGAAATCACCGACGAGATCAACAGCTCTCACGGCGCCGAAAAGGACGCTGGCCGCTATAACAAGCTTCTCATCGACCGGAAGGCGCTCCAGCCGATCGAGAAAGTTGTTTCCGAAACCCGCAACGGTTTTGCCGAGCGCACCTTGCCGTGGCTCGATGACGGCCAGCGCATTATGGCAAACGACGCATTTCTGGCGCATACCAACTGGATCAATGGCCAGAAGGCGAAATTCGACGCGGAAGTCCGAAAGTTCCTTGCCGACTATCCGAACCATGTCAGCGACGCGCGGAAACGCCTCAACGGCATGTTCCGTGAAGATGATTATCCGGACGTCTCGATCATCGAGAAGCGCTTCAACATCGAGGTGCGGATCATGCCGGTGCAGACCGCGTCTGACTTCCGCGTCGCGATGTCGGAAGGCCAGGCCGAAATGATCCGCCGCGAAATCGAGGCGAACGTCCAGAAGGCGACGCGTGACGCAGTAGGGGACGTCTATCGCCGCGTGGCGGAAGTCTGCCAGCGTATGGTCGACCGGCTCGGCGCATACAAGCCGGCAACACGCAAAGGCGAGAAGACGGAAGGCATTTTCCGTGACTCCCTCGTCGAGAACGTCCGCGATCTCGTCTCCGTTCTCCCCTCGCTCAACATCACCGGCGATCCGGCGCTTACCGATCTCGGCGACAAGCTGAAATCCCTCGCGCAGTGGGACGCCAAGGTGCTCCGCGACAGCGAGACGAAGCGCGAAGACGTCAAGGCGCAGGCCGAGGCGATCCTCAGCAATGTGGCCGCCTATCTCTGACGATGGCTCGCCTTTTGACACCGCCGAACCTAGCCGGGACGGCCTATAGCTACTGGCTGATCCCCCCCGCTCGGGGATCAGTTGACGCACATCATGCTCCGCGCGCCCCGTGAGCCGATGTACGACGCTATCAAGCGGTCTATCCGCTTGCATTTCGATGAGCCTTTCGAGCACGTCACGGTGCTCTACGAAAATCGTCGCGCCGACATGTTCGTCGGCGAGACGTCAGCAATCAACGGCCGCCATATCCGGAACATCCGGGCGACCGAGATCTATCGCAACAACGCTCTTACCCGCGATCCGAACCTCGACCCGGAGGAGATACCCGCAATCAGCGGGCCCGCCGTGCTTTTCGAGAAGATCGTCTGGACCTGACACCACCCCCCGCAATCATGCGACCACGGAGATACCCATGAACCTGCACGACGCAACCGAAACCCTCACCGACTACCTCGAAGCCGACATTCCTTCGATGCTCTGGGGCGCGCCTGGCATCGGCAAGTCCGACATCGTCAAGTCGATCGCCAAGGAACGCGGATGGCCCATGATCGACTTCCGCGCCAACCTGCGCGATCCAGTCGACCTGCGCGGCCTTCCCTCCATCAAGGGCGACACATCCAAATGGCTGCCGCCGCACGATCTGCCCAACGCCGACCGCGACGGCTCCGAGGGAATCCTGTTTCTCGACGAGATCAACACGGCTGCACCGTCCATGCAGGCGGCATGCTTTGGCCTCGTTCTCGACCGCAAGGTTGGCGAGTACCAGCTTCCGCCCGGCTGGCGCATCGTCGCCGCCGGCAATCGCCAGTCGGACAAGGCCGCCGCGCAGCGCATGCCGACCGCGCTCGCCAACCGTTTCGCCCACATCGACGTCGAGCATGATGTCGAGACATTTGCCCGGTGGGCATACAAGAACACGATCGACCCGATGGTCATTGCATTCCTGAAATTCCGCCCGGGTCTACTGCATTCGATGGAAGGCAGCGACGTCCGCGCGTTCCCGTCGCCGCGACAGTGGGCGAGCGTATCGAAGGTCGCCACCGCTCCTCAGCATCGCCTCTTGCGTCTTGTCTCCGGCCTCGTTGGAAGCGGCGCGGCGTCCGAGTTCATGGGCTTCCTACGGACTCTGAAGGATCTCCCGTCCCTTGACCTCGTGCTCACCCAGCCTGAGCGGGCACCTGTGCCGAAGGACCGCTCCGCCATGTTCGCGATCTCGATTGCCCTTGCCGCCCGCGTCGAGACGAGCGGCGAGCTGGAGAACGCAGCGATCTACTGCGGTCGCATGCCGGGAGAGTTCGAAGTGCTGATGATGACGGACGCCGTCAATCGCGACATCGCCCTGTCCCACACAGCTGCCTATTCGGATTGGGCGCAGCGGAACAAGGACATCATCTTCGGTGACTAAGGAACGGGCGCACATCACCATGCTCTATGGCCCCGTGAACTACACAGATTACGGGACCGGCGCGCGCGGTCGAACGGCCTTCACCTTCTTGGGGCGTCGTTCGACCGGCGAAGCCTGCCTCGTCCACCTGTCCTGCTACTTTGGCGGCGGCTCCACCTTCCGGTTCGGGAGCGCGTCGGAACGCCACCAGAGAGAGGCCGATGCTGTCTTCAATGGCCTGTTCGGCAACGTGGGCAGGATTGGCCCGTTCAAAGGCAAATTCAAGGACACCCTCCTCGATATGCTCAACGCCAAACACATCGCTCATATCGCCAGAAAAAGGATGACCAATGCCTAGCGGCATCCGCACCTTACACGGCCCTTATGGGTTTCAGGAGATTCGCTCAACGAAGCTGGGCGGACCACCCCGCGAACTGCGGTGGCACTTCTTCGGCCTCCGCGAGAACCTCCGCATGGGGCATTGGGCCCTCATCTTCGACGTGACGGAGGGAAAATGGAAGGTTGGCGTGAGCCAGCTCAAGACGCCGAAAGCACCGCCCGACCGCGAAATCATCGCCGCCACCTATGGCGGCAAGATACCGCGAGTACGTCCCGGCAGCATCAAGAACCTGATGCGCCTCCAGTTACCACCTGAGGAAATGGCGAAGGCTGCGCGCTTTCGCATGATCAAACGATAGGAGCCACCCATGGCATGGAAAGACCTTTCGATCGAGCGCAGGCTCGTCGCCGCCAAGGCTGACCTGATGTTCTCGCAGCCCTTCTTCGGCGCGCTCGCCGTCCGCCTCAATCTCATCGAGTGCAAGGACGAAAAGACCTGCGACACGATGGCGACCGACGGCAAGTCGATCTACTACTGGCCGCCGTTTGTCGACAAGCTGAGCAAGCAAGAGCTGGTCTTCGTGTTCGTCCACGAGATCATGCACTGTGCGCTTAAGCACCACACCCGGCGCCAGGTGCGTGACCCGAAAAAGTGGGACATCGCGACCGACTACGTGATCAACGGCGAGCTGGTCGCCACGAACATCGGCAAGATGCCGAAAGAGGGATTGCACAACCCCGCATTCACCGGGATGGCCGCCGAGGAAGTCTACAATCTTCTGCCCGACGGCGACGGCGGCAGCGGCGGCAAGGGCAGCAATCCCGGCGGTGGAGATCCGGGCGGATGCGGTGGCGTTCTCGACGGCGGCAACAGCCCGGCCGAACTCGCCGAAGCTTCGGCCGAGATGGACGTCGCTCTCAAACAGGCCGCCTCGCTCGCCGCCAAGCAGGCCGCCGGCAACATGCCCGCCAGCATGCAGCGTATCATCGACCAGCTATTGAAGCCGGTTGTCGACTGGCAGTCCGTCCTTCGCCGCTTCATCGACGACGCCGCGGGCACTCCGGATTTCACATGGTCGCGGCCCAACCGCCGCTATCTCCCCATGGACATCGTGCTTCCGAGCACCCGGTTTGAGGGCATCGCTCATCTTGCGGTCGCCGTCGACACATCCGGCTCGATCAATGCGAAAGTGCTGCAGCGGTTCGCTTCCGAAATCAACGGCGCGTTCGGTGACGGCATCATCGACAAGATCACGGTCGTCTACTGCGATGCCGAGGTCCACAATCACCAGACATTCGAGCGCGGTGACGATATCCGCCTCGATCCGCAGGGCGGCGGCGGCACCCGCTTTGCGCCGGCCTTCGCCTGGCTTCGTGAGAATGCCCAGGATGCGCGGGCCATCATCTTCTTCACCGACCTCTACTGCCACGACTTCGGGCCAGAACCTGATGTGCCGGTCCTCTGGGGCGTCTACGGCGACAGTCGCAACTTCGATGAGCTCGTCGGCAACACGCCCTTCGGTGAAGCCATTTCCGTAACCCACTGACAGGAGTTCCCCATGGGAGACAGATGCTACGTGACCCTCGAGATTGGGGGTGAGATCAAAACCGTCGAAGCTCTCAACGACATCATCGAAGCCATCGAATGCGACGGCGGAAACCTCGACGACCCGTCGAACGTAGCCGGCGACCTCGACTTGGTCATCGCCGTCTGCGCGTCGGAGGGATGGATGATGACCTTTCACTTCAATGACGTGAACTACGGCAACCTCGATTGCACTGCCATGCTGGAAGAGCATTCTCTCGATTACGTCAGCAATAACGAGGCAGGCGGAGACTATGGCGCGGGCTTCCAGTCCTACGACGGATTGAAGGATCGCCGGTGCCAGTGGACCGAAGTCGAAGACGACAAAATGCAGCTCAAGCAGTTGAGGGAGATTCTGGAGATGCACCCAGCTCTCGAAGCCGTCGAGACAATCCGCAAGTCGATCGAGAATATCGAGAGCTCGCAGTGGACGAAGATCCGCCCGATCACTCTCTCCGAAGAGGTGCGCCAGCACCTCGCGCCGAAGCTGGCACGCTGGAAGATGACAAAGGCGGCCTGACATGGAGATCCAAGTCTTCGGCATGGCCGTCACCCCGAGTGGCGACTGCACCATCGCCAGCAACATCCCCGCTCCCATCCAGTTCTATGACGTCACCGTCAGCGCAGAGCCTGACGACGACGGCGCGATCGAGATGATCGAAGAGCACGAGAACCTGACGCTTGATGAGGCGAACGCCATGGTCGCCGCCATGGAGCAGAAATACCCGGATGCTGGAGTTTCGTGGAACGAATAACAGCACCCTCCCCCCGCAATCATGCAAACCTACGGAGATCACATGTCTGAATGCTATCTCGCAAACCGGAGCGAAGACGCTCCCTGCCGCTGCGATAACTGCGGCACCGTCACCCCGGCCGGAAAGCTCGAAATGATCGAGGATATCGAGCAGCGTCTCGACCCCGGCTGCATCGTTCCGGCCGGCCAGTGCCCGGGATGCCACTCCCTCGCCTATCTTGCTGACCCCGAGGAATGGACGTCGCAACACCGGGCTGGCGCGTTCAGCGACGTCGTTGCCTTCGTCAACTCGCTGGACGGTCGAAAGAAACCGTCAGCGCCGAGCGACCTGAAGGAAAGAGCCGACAGTTTCGCAGAATTCGTTCACCGGATGGCCAGCTTCACTACCCCGGAGGACGAGTTCGGCGATCCGGAGCACGCTGCATCGAAGGAATACGACGATGTCGCCGACTACATCGCCGATTTCAACGACGAGCGCCTGTGCTCAGAACTCCAAGCCTTCATGGTGATGATCCGAGAAGCCCGCGAGATCTCGGCAGGATTGCCTTCGATTGAGCCCACCCAGCCGACGCCGGCCCGCATTTACGTCCTGACCGCAGAGCATTTCAGCGTGCCGGGTATCAAGACTGAGGCTCATGCCTCTATCGAGAGCGCAACCGCATCCGCCGTTGATCTGGTCAACATCATGCTCGCCGACAACGGCGACATCGTCCGCGCCACAGCCGAAGACTGGAAACTCTGCCTCCAGTCCTTGCAGACCGAGCATGGCGAAGATCGGTGTTACGCCTCGATCGAGGAGCTCAATGTCATCGGCGCCAACAACAACGAGGTGACGCCATGACGCCGACGAATTCCGACCGAGCTGCCTGGGCTTACGCAGCGATCGAGGGATTTCGAATGGTTCATGCTGCCGAGGGCGAACTCCAGACCGACATCAAGGATCTGATCACCGATTTGCTCCACCTCGCACGACTCGAGTGTGGCGTCAAAGACGTGGCCCACTTCGCCCAACTTGCCGCGGAAATGGCCGAAGCTGAAGAGATTGAGGACAGCGACGGATGACAAACTCCAACACATCACCCCGCATCCCGCTCGAAGCGCTGAAATGGAACCCTTGCGGCCCGGAACCCGATCCAGACTGCCGGCTCTTGGCCCACATCAACATCGCCGGGCTCGATATGCACCTGGAGGCTTGGGAGATCGATCAGGACGATCACGATTTCCAGAGCGTCCGGGAGGAGACGATGCGCTCCGACGACTTCGACACGCTGGCAAGCATCATGGATTGCCGGTTCGAGACGATCACCATCGAAGAGCGCGAATACGTGCTGTTCGCAACACCCTATGGAGCATAAGGATTATGGACGCTTTCCAAATGGCACATGCCCTCGAGTCCTTCGCAAAACAGCAAGGTTTCGTTGCACCCCAAGCCTATTACATCGTGGGCCAATTCAGCCTCAAGGATGCCAAAGGCGGCTCGATCTACTCAGACGAAGCTCACCTCTGGTGTCGCGAGTGTGCCGACGCGCTCCTGAGTGCAGCGAAGCCTTTGCTCCCAGAGGAAACGCAGGAAGACCATTTCGTCTGCGCCACCGACGCTATCAACGAAGACACCTGCCCGCACTGCATGAAGTGCGGCGAGACGTTAGACGGCACTGTTTCAAAGTATGCCGTCGACGAAGAGGTGGAGCACTATGAGGCCAACCCGATCGGCGAGAATGACACCATCAATCCCCGGCAAGCCGTGGAAATAGCCATGATCCTGTTCGCCGCGCCGAACGATCAGGATGTGCTCAAGATCGGCCGGGCCGCCCTACAGCAAATCGAGAAAGGAGAAACGAAGTGATCGGAGTAAGCCCATGATGATCATCTGCGATATCTGGGGCGGCGAGCGATCCCAGGAATTCCTTGCTCGCTACGTCCGCCAAGATGATGAAGCCCTCGATCTGGCGAAGTTCGAGCTCGAAGCCGGCTATCTCGTGACTTTGAGGCGCGATGAAGAGTTCACTCAGGTGCTTGAGTTCGACCACAGAGCCACCAACAAACCGAACTGAATACCCCGCAATCATGCGCAAAACGGAGACACCTATGCACGACCACGTCAACAGCTATATCGAAGTCATCGACCAGACCAAGGAAGCCCTTGATGAGGCGATCAACACCCACATTTACGACGCCCAGAGCGGCGAGGTGCCGCCGGCGGATTGCAGTTTCCTCAAGCTTCGCAACAAGGTCGCACTGACCGCCGACCTCGCTCGACGGCTCGGCGCGTTCACCCACCTCGAAATGGAGGCAGCTCTCTGCATCTGGGAGTGGATCAACGACGTCACCCTCTCGGATACCGATCAGAAGATCGATGTCTGGGCCACATATCGAGAGGGTGTCGGCAGCATGGAGCTACGCAGTGCGAGCTCCAATATATACGCAGGGTGGCTCCTCAAGGTCTACGACATCTGTCAGACGGCCGGTGAGCCCTTCGACTGCATGTCCTACGATTGGGACGTGGTGCCGCTGATCATGGAACACTGCCTCCACGACGGTCACCCGGCCGCGTCCGGAGACACGCTTCCAGACCCGCGGGCCACCGCAATCACGGTACTCGCCAAGATCGCTAAACAGCGCTGGTACGAAGATGCTCGCAAGGCTGCCAAGCACCACTGGAGCTATGAGGAGCTCGTCGACGACTTCGAGGAAGTTATCGAGAAGGCCCGCCTCGATGGCGAGATGCCGGAGAAGGTCATCCTCGAGATCGGCGAACAGTACGACCTGGACAGCCCGGACCCGATCAGCGCGGCGGCACGCCCCCCGATGTTTCTCATGTTCAAGCCGTCAGATTACCTCCTCCCCGAGCAGGCTTGAAAAGTCCCGACTGTAGCTGCGACCGGCATCCGTGCCGGTCATGGGTGCAGCCGCACCACCCCGCAATTATGCGACACCACGGAGATATCCATGACTGCCTTTTCCACCATCGAAGCCGCTTCCGTCACCATCTCACACGACGATGCCCTGCGCGCTCTCACGAATGCATCCAAGGCCATCGACAAAAAGGCTGAAGTTGAAATCCTGTATGCCGCCGTCGTCCGCAGCGCACCCGGCGGGATCGCAATATCTGCGACCTCGCTGGACCTAACCTCAACCACCTTCATCCGGTGCCAGGCACCGAAGGGCTTCCTTGCGGTCTTCGACTGCCAGACCGGTCTGAACCTTCTCAAAAAGGCGAAGAAGTCGGATGAGGTCACCTTCACGATGCTCGAACACGGCTGCCAGGTTTCCATCGGGAAGCTGAACGTCAAGCTGAACGAAGTGGCGAACCGCGACGAGGAGTTGCCTTCGATCAACGACACGGAGATCCGGCAGCTCAACCAGTATTTCACCATCCCCAGCGCTCAGCTGCTCAAGATCATCGAGAAGGTCAGCTTCGCAATCTCCACTGAGGAGTCACGCTACTACCTGAACGGCATCTACATGTGCCCGACCACCGACGGCGAAACCTCCGGAATGGACTTCGTCGCGACGGATGGCCATCGTCTTTCCCGTTTCAGCATCGAGCTCCCCGAGGGTGCCGAAGGACTCGAGGGCGTCATCATCCCCCTCAAGGCGGTCAAGGAGCTGCACCGCCTGCTCAAGCGGAAAGAGTGCCCGGAGAACGTCGCCATCCGCGCGACTGACGATCTGGTGCAGTTCGAGCTCGACACCGAGGAAACCCTGCTCACGAAGCTGGTTGACGGCACGTTCCCCGACTACAGCCGTGTCATCCCCACTAAGCCCGCGATGACGGCCAGTGCCTGTCCCCGCGCCATGGCCGACGCCATCAAGCAGGTCACTTCGATCGCCGTCGAGAAAGGCAAGGCGGTGAAGCTCACCTTTGCGCCTGGCGAGCTGACATTCACGCTGGACGAGGTGTCGGCCGGCTCGGCCGAAATGACCATCCGATCTGACAACGAGATCGACTTCGTCATCGGCGTGAACCCGAGCTACATGCTCGACATGTTCGGCCAGATCGAAGGGCATGTGGAGTTTGGCCTCATCGATGAGGGATCGCCCATGCTTATCCGTGACCTCGCCAATCCGGAGGTCACCATGGTTCAGATGCCCAAGCGCCTCTGACCACCCCGACTACCCCCGCAACTGTGCAACCGAAAGGAGATCAACATGAACCATGTTGCACTGACAGAGAATGCGAAAACAGTCCGCGAGGTCGACGCCATTGTCGGCCAAAACCTGCGCCTCATCCGCCTGCAGCGCGGGATGACTCAGGAGAAGCTTGCCGATGCCGCCGGCATCACCTTCCAGCAAGTCCAGAAGTATGAGAAGGGCACCAACCGCATAAGTGCCAGCCGCATGGTGGAGTTCTGCCACACGCTCAACACGGACATTGAAGCCCTATTTCGCGGCGTTGATGGCATTGGTGCGGCAGAGAAAAGCCCGGAACATGTCGCTGACGACAGTGAGGTTGCCCTACTCCGCGCTTTCCGTGCTCTCGATGACGAGAGGAAGGCCGACTTCATCAAGATGATCAAGGCAGTCGCGAAGTAAGCGGCGATACCCGCGCCGGGCTTCCGGGCCCGGCCACACCCCCGCAATTATGCAACAAAGGAGCAGAAACATGGGCGTCGCCCTGACTGAGGAAGTTCGCGACCTCATCGCAAAAAACACTCCCGTCGCCATCGGCGTTTCCGGCGGCAAAGACAGCCAAGCCGCAGCCCTCGCAACCTTTTCGCACTTGGATCAAGCGGGGCATGTGGGCCCGCGGATATTGATCCACGCAGATTTGGGGTCGGTTGAGTGGAACGACAGTATCCATGTTTGCCAAGATCTGGCGGACCACCTGAAATGCGAGCTCGTAGTTGTTCGCCGCAAAGCCGGGGGCCTCATGGAACGCTGGGAGAGCCGATGGAGCTCCAGCCAAGCGCGCTATGAGCAGTTGAGCACTGTAACCCTTGTCCCCTGCTGGTCCACGCCAGCTATGCGGTTCTGCACCTCCGAACTCAAAACTCACGTCATCATGGCGGAGCTCAAGCGGCGATTTAAGGGACAAACGATCATCAATGTTACAGGGGTCCGCCGAGAAGAGAGCGCCGCTCGTTCTCGCATGCTCGTCGCGGATGGCGATCGCCAGAGCCGAGTATGGACGTGGCGACCCATTATCGACCTCTCGGTCGGAGAGGTGTTCGAGATGATCGACGCCTCGGGCCTCCGACCTCATCCCGCATATCGCGTCTTCGGCATGGGACGCGTCTCCTGCCGATTCTGCATCATGTCGAGCATGCAGGATATGGTTGCCGCGAGCGAGCAGCGAGAAAGCCGCGATCTATACCGCCGGATGGTGCAGTTGGAGATTGATAGCAGCTTCGCCTTTCAAGGCGCCCGGTGGCTTGGTGACATTGCTCCGCAGCTCCTGGATGACGAAGCTCGCGACGCGTTCAAATTGGCAAAGCAGCGGGCGTCCATCAGGAAGGACATCGAAGCCCAGATAACCAAGCCGATGCTCTACGTTAAGGGATGGCCCACTCGCATGCTGTCCGACGACGAAGCCGAAATCCTCAGCTCCGTCCGGCAAAAAATCTCCGAGATCTACGGCTTCAAGTCGCACCACCTATCACCCGACAGCATCCATCAAAGGTATGCGGAACTGCTCGACGAGAAGTCGCGCAGGACGCCGTCCTAAACCGCAATCATGCAACAATCAGGAGATCCAGATGAAGGCTCACACCCACGAAGTTACCGTCCGATCCGCTTCGACAAGAAGGTCACCCGATCTTCCGCCGTCGAGGAATTCCGGGACACCATCCACGGCACGTTCTTCCCGAACGAGTATCGCTGCGGCGCCGGCGAGATGACGATCAAGTCTGTCCGGTCGTCCGCCTCCATGCCGGCAAAGTCGTTGCCGAAGCGCTGATCCCAACACCCTGCAAACATGCACCAAGGAGATACCCATGAACGCCATCGTGCCACGCCAGACGATCGAGCAGATCGTCGCCCACCGCAATGCCGCCATCGACTTGTATGAGGTGGCATTCGAGAAAATCCGCGAGGCTCACGAGGCCATTCAGGCGGCGGCTGACCGGTGGGAGCTGGCCGCCCCCGGCAAACCGTCCCGTGTCTACGACTCGAGTCAGGAAGTGAAAGCCTTCAACGACGCCGTTACCCTGCCCGATCACACGCAGTACATGCGAACCGCGCGCCGGCTGATCGATATCACGGTCTGGGAGCACGTCATCCGCATGACCAAGATCGAAAGCCTGATGGATTCGGCGGCCGTCGCCGAGCTCGAAAAGCAGATGCAGCACAAGGAGCCGCGCTACGGCACCATTGAGCGCGCTGTCGACATGATCGAGCGATCTTTGAATGCCTTTCTCGAGAGCGATGAAGAACATCGGTATAGGTGGGATGAGCCGAACCGCTTTGTCCGTGAGCTCAAGGACATCGCCCACGATTTCGAAAGTGTTTGCGTGGTCAACGACGACATGATGGCGAAGCTCACCACCTGCGGGAACGCGATGATCAACGCCCTCAAGAAGGAAACCGAAGCCCCGGACCGATGGATCGAGGACATTCTCTCGTCTCTCGAGACGATCGAACGTGAGCGTCACGTCCAGCGCGGCCTGCCGCCGGTGTCGGTCGAAAACATCCAAGCTACGGTCGAAAGCCTCATTGGCCAGTCTCACGAGATCTTCCAACGCTCGGTCGTGAACACCTTCACGAAACTGGACCGCCGCTTTCGTTCGCACGACGGCTTCAAGATCGGCAACCGCGTGATTTTCGAGCGCTGCTTCAACGATTGGGGCGGATGGAATGGCTACGGTTCTGGCAGCTCACAGCAGCGCCTCATGGACATCGAACGCATCTTCCTGGTCCTCGACCGCAAGAACCGCGTTTCAGACGATCCTGAGGGCAGCCACGGCCGCCTCATGGACCCGGCATCCATCGTCTGGCACATCGACCAGAAGCGATCCCATGAGCGTGCGCAGAGCGAAATCGAAAGCGCCTTCTTCAAAGTCCGGATCTTCAAGAACGGCAACATGCACCTTTGGATGACCCGGAAAGATCTCCTCGTCCAGGTCAACCGCATTCTGGCCGGCTACTACGGTGCTCAGGTCGGCGACCAGATGAACGACGGCGTCGACGAGGATCCGCTTGAAAATCGTAAGACGGCGCCTGCGAAGTATTTCGGTTTCTTCCCCACGCCGCCGGCGGTCGCGGAAGAGGTCTGGAACAAAATCAGACCCTTCGACTACCGAGACACCACACCTCTCGTCCTCGAGCCTTCGGCCGGCACCGGCAACCTGGCGGCCGAGGCCATCAACCGCGGTTGGGATACCGACTGCATCGAGATGCAGCCTCACCTTGCCGCACAGCTCGAGAACCAAGGACACCGGCGCGTCACTTGCGCCGACTTCCTCACCATCGAGCCGAACCCGATCTATGACCTTGTCGTCATGAACCCGCCGTTCGATCGGGAGCGCGATATCGACCACGTCACCCACGCGCTTAAGTTCCTGAAACCGGACGGCCGGCTCGTTGCGGTGATGTCGTCCGGCACCGAATGGCGCACGACGAAGAAGTCGAAAGCCTTCCAGGCTCTCATGGAGCGGATGAAGGCCAAGTGGACCGACCTGCCCGCCGGTGCCTTCTCGGAACAGGGCACCAACGTCAACACCGTGATCGTCAGCGTCTACAAGGACGGGCGCGCTCAAAATAGATGGTAAAAACGCAGAATATGCGTTATAGCGCGGGGATCATCCCCGCGATTTTTTGCACCCTATGGAGATATTATGAAACCCGCGTCACGCGTTATCGCGAAGGCCTTGCCGCAGTCTGGCGGCACTTACCGCGCTCAATTTGCCCTTCCCGGGCTCATTCCTGAATACGTTCGAAATCCAGACGGAACCGTTTTCGAGACTGAAAGCCAAGTGACCGCTCGAGAGGCCGCATGCGTGGCGCTGGTCGGTCTGCTCGAGTCGCGTGTCGTCGACACCCGCCGTGCTGGCGGCTACCGACGTATGTCGGCCGCAAACCTGGGTAGTGTTCTGGCAGAGATCGACATCACTCCAACCTATTTCGCTGAGCTCATAGGCGTTCCGCAGGCGCGCATTATCAAATGGCTCGACGGTGAACAAGACATACCTCACTACGTCTGGCCCTTCACCGAGCTCCTAAAGGCGAGTGATCAGAATTTCAAAATCGCGGAGAAGATCGCGAAAGACGCACAGGAGGAAGGCGCATGAACATCTTCGTCGAATGGATGGGACACATGGGGTTTCACGGAAAGCAGGTCTCCGAGGCCGGGAGGTCGATCGGGCTCAAGCCCCGGGTCACCGTCCAGGTCAAGGCGGGTGAGCGAGAGCTCACCCCTACCGAGCGCCTGGCCATGTCCGCCGTCGCCGCCGGACTGCCTGAGTGGTCCCCAGAGAACGCTGAGGACTTCGCCCGGGTAAAGGCGATCATCGGAACGTTGAAAGGAAAAGCCGCATGAACACCGTTGAAAGAGGCGTTGTCGCCAACGCGATTTCCGTGTTGCTGATGCGTGTCGATCAGCTTGTTGAACAAGGAATGGATTTGACCGAGGCCAAGCGGGCCGCGTTGCGGGGATTTTCCTTCTCCGGGAACACTTCCCCCTTCAAAGCGATAATTCGCGATGCTGTCTCGGACATTCGAACATCGGACTTGGGTCCGGAGGCAAGACAGGTCTTACGCAAAAAGCTCTACACTGCTTCGCTCGCAGCAACTGGCAAACGTGACAGCTTCCTGTCACGCATCGCCTTTCGTATCGGCTGCCTTTGATTTTGCTACGTCGGCAATCCCTGGCTGTCGGCGCCAGCGTTTCGTGTAGTCGATCCTAGTCAGCATCCCTAGTGCCAGCGCGACCAGATCCAAGCAGCGATTCACCTCGCTGATACGACGCCTCTTCTCTCGCTTCACGGGCACGTCCCAATACCAGAAGTCCTCGAAGCACACCCTCCGCAGGATCTCAAGGTCGCGCACCGGAACAGTTCGTTTCAGGCGATCCAGCGCGTTCATGCAATCGATCTGGTGGTCGGAAACTAGTTTCACCCCGGCCTGCCGGGTCGAAGGCTCCATGGAGACGGATTTGAGTGGGCTGATCTCTGCGCCCTGAAAGAGTGATCGAATTGCCTGGCCGGCGCTGGTTCTCACCAGTGCGCGCCCCGCAGGATCCTTCTTGCCTTCGAGCCGACCACTGTTCACGAGCCATTCCAGAGGGGCAGAATTGGTGTTGAGCAGGATGTTGAAACCATGCTCCTCTGCTCCGATTCTTCTGACACGCAGGTCTGGTGGCCGACCGTCATAACCGGGCGTCCGATCCCGCAGCTTTGCTTTCAATTTCGATGTGCTCATCTTCTGCCCCTGCCGTTTAGTGGGAGGATTTTCTCAGGCAGTGTGCGGAATAGTCCACCGTCAATCGGGTAACCGTTTTGGTCGAAGCGCTTCGACAACAGGTCATCGAATTCCTTCTGCCTTTGATCGTGCGTCATGTCGGCTCGGTTGCGGTAGTCTGACTGGTTGATGATGCCAGACACCTGACCCTTTCTCAGATTAAGCGCTTGGCCGATTTTAGATTCAGTGAAGCCGAACAGCCAGAGGAGCCACACGGTATAGATGGTCGCGACCGAATGGCGGGATCGCTTGCTGTCGGCTTGAAGTTCAGTTCGCATTTTCAACGCGTCTGCTCCTCTTCACCACTACCTCCAACCTCGGGATGCCGCGCTTTCTCGCTGTGAACTGCCTCGCCCGTTCTTCATGCTTGTTTCCCATGAAATCGAGGAGTTCCGGCGGCAGTCTCTGCCCTTTGATAACCTCGCTCCTCATAGTTGGGTTGAGGATTGCCCTTATGACGTCTCTGGCAGCATTCCGAGCGGCGCCCTGATTAGCGAACAAAGCTGGCGAGCCATCTTTCATGACAAACCGCCAGTCCTGCTCTTCGAATAGACGGAACAGTGCGCGATGACCGCCGGCGGATCGCTTGGTTGCAAGTTCTGGAAGGAACGTAATCGCCACGATATTCCCCTTAAGCCGCATCGCCGAGGAGGTCGCCTTGTGCACCCCCGCCTGCGATATCCGAAAACTTCGACTTCGCACCGTCCCAATGGAAAAACTTGCGGCCGCGCGGTGCCATGAACCGATGCTTGAGCTTGTAAACCTCGATCCTGTTCTCGCTCATCATCCTGTCCTCTTGCCACTTTTCGGCGGCCTTCCCTGTGTTCGACCGCGGCGGGTTCCTTGAAAGCCAGTCGTACCGGTTGAACAGGGCAAGGATGATATCTGCGTGTTCTTCGAGAGAGCCGCCGTAGAAGTCTTCCATCTCCGGCTCCGGGTTCTCCTTGTCGCGCCCGGCCTTGGTGAACTGCGCCAACGCAATGATGGCGCAACCGAGCTCTTTGGCGAGGATCTTGAGGTCATAGGCGTTGTCGTAGGCAGCCTGGACCCGATCCACCTTGAACTTTGACGGGCGCTCGATGAGCTTCAAGTGGTCGACGACCATGAGCGCGAGACCGTGCCGCTCCTTGTGCGCCAGCGCTCGACTGCGCAATTGGTGGATCGACATCTTAGGCGGCGCCACGATACGCAATTTGTGATTTCGGAGCTGCTCGGCGACATGCTGGATGTGCTCCGCCTGCTCTTTCGTCATCCCCATGAGGAACTGCTTAAGAGGAACTCCGGTGTGCTCGCTGAGTGATCTGGCCACAAGGGGCGCATTGTCCATTTCGTATTCGAAAAGGGTAGACGGGAGTACCTGAGAGGTGAAAATCAATTGCTGCATCGCGAATGCTGTCTTGCCGGAGCCGGGGCCGCCGCCCATCAGCGTCAGCGACCCGGGCGGGTAGAAGTTGATGAGCTCCTCCATCCCGGCTAGGCACGGCTGGATAGCTGCTATCGACTTGTCCCCCTTATCCGCCATCTTCATGGCTCTGATCAGCGAAGATTGAAGCGTCGATTCAGTCTCGATGTCGCCGAGTTGCGAGAGCTCCGCCACGCGTTGAGCCGCGCGATCGAGGATCATCATCGGGTTCGACACCGGATCCTTCGCGGTTTTCAGCATGCCTTCGGCGAGGGAAGCTATGCGCTTTCGCAATGCGTCGCTTCGCAGCGTTTCGGCAAACTCCTCGATGAGGCCGACACCTTCCTTGTTGGCGTGATAGGTCAGCATCGACAGAAACGCCGATGGTTCCGCGTCCCCAACCTCACCTGGAAGATCCGCCGCGACGAGGTCACGCTGCAGGGACTTGCCGGCGATCGCTCTTTCCCTGATCACCCGATAGATCTGCTTGTGGGCCTCGACAGTGAAGCAGTCTTCCTCCAGCATCGCCTCCACCGTCCAGTAGTTCTCCGGTGAGAGCAGGATCGCGCCGAGAAGGATCATCTGAATATTCTTGGTGTCCGTCATTTTTTCGTTCCATTCCAAACATCGAGCCAGTCATCCGGCTCTGGCGGGAGAAGAATCGACACCGAAACTCCCATCTCCTCCGCACGCTTCTTCAAAGTTTCCGCCGCCTTTTTCCCGGGCGGCAGTTCCACACTGCCAGCAAGCTTGTTGAGCCGATGGCGGTCCCCGTCTCCGTAGATGAGAAGCTTCTTCACACCGTTCGGGATATCGAGAGACATCATTCCGGAGGTGGAAAGGGCGGCCCACACAGGGAACTTCCACCCGTTGATCAACCCCGCACCAAATCCTGTCTCCACGCCTTCGGTTACGATCAGCGTCTCACCGATCGGTCCGAGGCGAACGGCGCCTCCGGCTGCAGGGCCAAGACCAAGCTTGATCTTGTCACCTTCTCTGTCTTCCAGCGCCCGGCCATCCGGCGTCAGGAATATTCGCCAAATAGAGATGAGCTTGCGGTCGCTGCCCTGTACGCCACAGATCAGACATGGGTGAGCATCGCGGCCGAGCGGAAGTGCCGGATGAAACCGCAGAGAGGGAGGCCATTTTCCGATCAGGCGCGGATCGACACCGCGGCCGACGAGATACCGTTCCGCGAGAGTGCCGGCGATCGTCTGCGCTCTGCCCCATATCGCCCGGACATCGTCGGACTTCTGTTCTCGATCAGCTGCAGCTTCGGCTTCGCGAACTTTTCGCTTGCGTTCAGATTCATCCTTAGATCGAGCCCATTCGCGCTTTTCTTCGGCAGTAAGGGGGCGATCCTCGATATGCAGAAACTCGCGCTTGGCGATCTGGACGGCCTGCCCGTGAGTAGAACAACCGTAAGCGATCTGGATCAGATGGATGAGGTTCCCGCCATTGGCGCCAGGACGCTGCCCCTGCCAGAAGCCGACAAGCCCTGTGCGAGCACCTTTGATGTGGACTGAGCACTTCCCGTGCAGATCACCGGTCCAGTAATTTCCGTGTCGACGTCCGTCCGGAATGCACTTCTCTGCGACCGTCTCGACCATGTCGTTCAGGCGCTCGACGATTTCCTCATATTTCAATTCCGAACGAGCCATTAGAATAGCACCGGCTGGTGATGTTCGAAGACTCGGCCGCGCTCGAAAGCGTACCCGGGCTCATGGAGCTGCCGAAGATAGTCCAGCATGCACAAGGCTTCGGCTTCGTCCGGAGAGTCATACTCCCAGCCATTTGCATCGCAGTAAGCCATCGCCTTTTCTTTGAACCATGCCGCCCGAGCGTTCTGGTCCATTTTCGAGCCCTTCGGTGTCGTGACGTACCCGTGCGTTTTTGATCTCCAGGACTGGATTGGGATCATTTCCAGTTCACGCATGTCCTTGGTGAAGAGAATAGTCTGGGTGTGGGTCGGCCATCCGCTCGAGAACATCACCTGCTCTGCGTCCACGCGTGGCAAACCTCTGGCATCCTCATGGGTAACGATGGTCATCAACTCCATGCCGACCTGACAGTCCGGTAGATCGGCAAGCATCACTTTCAGCCGCGTGAGATAGTCGGCGAAACAAGCCCCATGGAGCTTCTGGGTAAAGCGCCATGTTCCAGATCTCAGCTTCGCGCCACCGGCTAGACACGACGCGAACCCCATCTTCCGGCCGGGGTCCATCACGAAGTATGATTTCGGTGCTTCCATCGCTATTCCGCTGCCTCCCGAAACTCTTCCGAAGGGATCCGCGGCTTCGGCGCCGCGCCCGCCATGAGCGCGCTCACGCACGCCTTCATCTTCCGGACCGAGACGGCGTTGCCGATCTGCTTGATCTTCTGCGTCTTGGTGCCGGCGAACTCATAGGTCTGGTCTTCGGTGTTGAAGCCCATAGCTGCTGCCAGTTCGTGCGGTTCGAGCATGCGGAACAGGATGTCGTAGTGCTCTCCACCCTCAGCGAGGGCGAACTCACCACCCTTGGCCGTGGTCATCGTTGCCAGCGGCTCGCGCTCGACGTCACGGGCAACCGCGCCGCCGTTGCTCTGGGTGACGGGGACAACCATGCCGAAGCGCCCTCGGGCGGTCATGGTTGGCAGCGGGTCATTGACCGGCTGGCACGTCTCGCCAGATCCCGAACCATAATATGGGGCGATCAGTGCGTGGGCACCGCCGGTCGGTGCGGTTGGGATGGGCTCGCTTGTTGGACGTCCCTGCCCGCCGGAAGCTTGAGACAGAACGAACGGCTCGACAAGCATGGGACGGGCGCAACCTTCTCGCTTCTCAGCACCTGCACCGCCTGTCGTGATAGTCGGGAGAGGTTGGCTCGTGGGCCGCGCGGCACCGCTCGAATTCTGAGAAAGGACGACCGGCTCAGCCGAGAAGAGATGGGGAGCTGCAGCAGTCTGGGTCGGTAGCGGAACGCTCGCCGGCGTTGCTGTGCTCTTCCCCTTCATGTTGACGACAATGGGCTCGGCAACGGCGAACTGGCTTCCACCGGCAGTTATGGTGGGAAGCGGTTGACCCACCGTTCTAGGACGAGGTCCAGCACCTTCCTTGCCATGACGGGGAGATACGACAACCGGTTCGGCGATGCCTATGTGCGTTCCGCTTGCGGCAATTGTCGGCAGCGGCACGTCGATGCCTTGGGCCGCCATATGGTTGCGCAGGATGACGAGGTAGGGGTTCGGCCAGTCATTGCGAAGCGCTCCCGAATAGATCCGCATCAACGTTTTCGGCGCCAGTGGCTTCGGCCGGTTGAATATTGACCTTCCCTTAATCGACCAGTCGATAATCTCGCTTGCCGGACGCCAGGGTTTGAGGTCTTCGAAGAGCGAGGCCACGCCATCCTTCACCTTCTGGTGCGTCGGCATCGGCCAGTTGATCTTCTTGCCATCGGAACGGGCCATCAGGATGAACCGCTCTCGAGTCGTCGCGTCGCCGTAGTCAGCCGCGTTGAGTTTCCGATATTCGAGCTGCGTGAAGCCGCAGGCCCTGAGCGCGTTCAGCCAAGCATGGAAATATTCGCCACGACGAGACTTGATCGGCTTGCCGGTCATGCGGTTGACCGGGCCCCAATGGGTGAACTCCCAGACATTCTCGATGATGATGCGCTTGACGCGAAGCTCCGTAAGCCAGGTGATGATGTGCCAGGGATCGGAGCGCTGTTGGTCGCTGGTCGGCTTACCGCCGCGCGCGTTCGAATGGTGCGTGCAGGTCGGAGATGCCATGAGGAGATCGAGATAGCCCTCAGGCACCAGAATGTGAGGACGGACGGTGGCAATGTCCTGCACGAAATGACGTGCGCGCGGATGCATCCTCTGATGCGTCTCGATAGCGATCGGCCAATGGTTGACGCAGACGAGCTCCATGTCGAGCCCGAGCTCTTCAAGAGCCTGCTCGCAGCCTGTCGACGAACCGCCGGCACCGCAAAGGAGATCTGCAACGAGGATGGGTTTCTTTTTCATCGACGGGCCCACAGTTCGAATTCTGCTCGGAGATCTCGCCATCGCGCCGCCGCCTCGGCGTTTCTGGTGAGCTCCTTGCGGCTCTTGATTTTCAACGCAGACTTCAACCTCGCCACGGCAAGGTCCTTGGCGTTCTCCATGTCGGGGTGGTCACCGGGGTGGCGCTCAGCGAGAAACACTCGGAACGCGTTGTCGTCGCACTTCATCGAAGCTTCTGCGGCGTAGTTTGGCCCGTTCTCTTCGGCATCGGTGGATGTCTTCGACTTCTGACGAATCTGGGCAAACGCCTGATCGAGCAATCCCAGCAGGAACTTCATGTCCTCGACGGCGTCGGTGAAGAACTTGATTTCAACTTGGCTTGCATTGGTGAAGCGGCAGAACGGCACGGGGGCTTCATGCCCTCCACCAGATGCCCTCTTCGTCTCAATGCCGGTGCCGTGCTCGTCAACGATCGTCTGCCAAATGTGATCCTGCAGGCGCGCGAGCCGGCTTCTGATGAGTTCGAGGCGCGCTTTGCGCGGATCTGTGTTTCCCCGCTCCGTCACGCCGGCTCCTCCACGTTGGTGTCGAGAAGTGCCCTTATTCCTCTGAAAGCGGGATGAGAGCTCTCTTGCAGCGGGCGGAAGTTGTTCGCACCGAAGATGACGTCACCGGTGTAAAGGTCGCCATAGAACAGGAAACTCACTGTCTGATCCGGTATCTCCACGAGTTTCAGACAGACTTCTACCCTGATCTCCGAAACTGTGATCGCACGGATGGTATAATGGCCGCCGATTACCGGAATCTCACAGGAGGATAGAAGCTCTACACCTCGAATATCCACCGCTTCACTAATGCACTCGACTCGTTGGCCGACGTATGCGTATTCCCACCACGCCATCACGCCGCCTCGCCGAGCTTGCCGATCTCGTCGCCCCAGGCATCCCAGCCCTTGCGGTTTGTCCGGGAGAACAGTTCAAGCCGCAAAACCTTCGGCGCCATGCGCTCGCACATCTGATAGCTCTTGGCTGGCTTTTCAGAGTGCTTCCCGACCGGAGCGAGAAAGACGTTGCGGATATCGCGCGCGGCGATTTTCGGTTTGCCGCGCTTGAAGAGCAGGAAGGGTTCTCCAGCCCCGCGCATGAAGTATCCGGTGCCGAAATGCAGCTTCCCGTTCTTCGTTGTCTTCACCCAGGTGCCCTGCGTCACATAGGTGAAGCCCCACGATTTGACGCAAACGATCTGCTGGTCGAGCATCGGAGGAGTACCCCAGCACCAGAGCAGAGAGTCAGGTGCGGCAAGGTCGAGCACCGGAAGGGACATGATCCATTCCATCGGCATGCATCGGTAGTGAGCCTTGGCGTTCTTCACCTCGCCCTTCTCCGACCAATTGGAGAAGTCCCATGGCGGGTCTGCCATGATCATCCCGTAGGATGCCGGCGAAAGGCCGGTAAACGGCCAATCTCCAAACAACGGACCCGGATGCAGCATGTTACCCCCCTTAGAATTTCGATGGCTTGCGGTGCTTACCGGACTTCATGAGGGTAACCTCAACCCCGGCCCAACCCGGCACGCAGCACCGCCTTGATTTCCCGCCCTGCCATCGTGGGCCGCGGGGAAAGGACTGTCGGGCCTACTCCGCCGCTTTCGCAGCGGCATCTTGTTCGCTGGAGGTTTTGGCCTCCTCCTGCAGTTCTTCGGTATTCGCGGTTCCCATCTTCTTGATGCCGGCCAAGAGCTCTTTCTGGCCTTCCTGCCAGCCGCGCTCGTAGTCCTTGCCGCGCGCCTCATCGAGCGTGACGCCTCGAAGGCCGTCCGCTAGACCCTCAGCGAAGTTCGCTTCCGCCTTCGGACGCCGGTCAGCAAAGAGATCGCCCTGATCTTCGGGGATAATGTTGAGCCACTGAGCGTAGCGATACATGCGCTCGAGCCTGTCGACGACGATCTGACGATCCTCCGTCTTCATCCAGTCGAGGACCGTGGTCAGATCATCGGTATAGATGCCGTCGGCCTTGGCGAGCCGCTTAGCGCGCGACACTTCGGCGGATGCATCATCCTTGCGGTTTGTCGCCTTCTGCACAGCACTGAGGTGGCTGAAAAAGAGCCCACGGTCGGGGCCTGAATTATGTCCTGGCTTGCTCATGCCGAATCCTTCCTTCGGTGGATAAAGAACTTGGCGCGACACTCTCGTCGGCCGACATACGTTTGGGTTTCAGCGTGTCCAATCGCGAGGCGCGCCTCACGTTCGGCATGCAGGAAACGGCTGACCTCAGCCTCTGTAGCTTTCACCGCGATCGCGATCGTCGCCGTGTCTCCCCCCATTGCCCACAGCGAGAGAATCCTTGATCTCTGGAGAGCGGTGAGAGCGGTCATTGTCGGTCGTTGCCTCGATCAGAAGCGCGCCCCAATACGTCACGAGCGAACCGAAGCCGACCAATCGCCTCCCCGTGGAATTCAGGATCAATGCGAGCCAGCCTCTCTTCAACCGTGGCGAGGCGGTAAGCGATTTCCTCGCTTCCAAGCCTTGCTCCTGCGGCAGCGCCCCGTGATTGGCTTTCGACAAACCGTTTGTGTTCTTCTCGTTTTGCGTCATCGGCCTTTTTCACCCTCACCGCTTCCCGGACGATCTCAACGATCGCACCCTCCGGACCCTGAATTTTCTTGTAGCGAAGACGCTCGACCATCGAGTGGGTGAGTTTCGTCAGACGCGCCGCAATTTTGGACTCGTCCTTACGGTTCTGACCTCCGGAGCCAAGGAACTTGATCCCCTCCGACATCTCCAGGCGGAGTTGCGCCCTATGCTTCTCGACAACATCGCCAGCGCCAACAAACTCTACTCGTGACATTTCCGTCTCCCGACACGACTTTTCCGTCATCGCGAAATCCTCTCTTGCTAGTTTTCACTCACCGCCAGAGAGGCGGACGGAGAATGACGATGTCGAATGATGATGGGAAAGCGGCGGTCTTGTTTGGAAGCTCTGGCCCCGCGCCCTGTCATCGACTGTTCAACTGGTCAGCACACACCGATCATCCAGCCCCCTCGCCGACTGCGGCGGGGAACACATCCGGACGGATTTCATGACGTGGCATGCCAAGTGCCTCGGAAAGCCGGAAGCAATCGTCGAGGCTCGGCGGTTTTCCTTTGACGATGCGAGCAGAGATTGTCTGCTGCTTGACGCCGAGGATTTCGGCGACACGCTCCTGGTTTCCCGCCTTGGCGATGACCGCCGGCCAACCCGGCTCGAAGGTGTTTTCGGTGGTGCTCATAGGCCGCCACTCTACAAATCTTTTTGTAATTGTCAACAAATTCTTTTGTAGCGAAAATCATCTACAAATTTCGGATAATTTGGCCATGAATCAAGATCTTGGAAACCGGGTAAGGCGCCTACGGCTAAAGTCGGGGCTGTCTCAGTCAGAGCTCGCGCGACGCATCGGGATCAAACCGCAGGCGGTACAAGCTCTTGAACGCGGCATCGTCAAGCGCCCGCGCTACATCGTTCCGCTTGCAATGGAACTATCGGTTTCACCACAATACCTTGAAAGCGGCGTTGAGGAAGCGGCACCAGATATCCGAAGGGTTATGATCCGAGGGCATGTCCAGGCCGGAGAATGGGCCGAGGCGTCAGAGTGGGATCCGGATGATTGGTATGAGGTGGCGGTGCCCAACGATGCAGAATTTTCGCGACTTGAGCTTTACGGAGTTGAGGCCCGAGGCCCTTCTATGAACCGGCGGTATCCGGAAGGAACCGCCCTCATCTACGTCAATGCACACGACGATGAAGTGGCGCTCGTGCCTGGCAAACGCTACATCATCGAGCGGCGGCGCGCAGACGGGATGCATGAAGCAACCGTGAAATCTTTATGGAAAGATGATACCGGCTCATTGTGGCTTCTTCCCGAATCCACAGATCCGCTATTCCAACAACCAATACCGGTAGATGGCTCAGAAGGTGATGAGGTGAGAGTTCTCGGCCGCGTCGTCTATTCAGTCTCGAAAGAGTAGAATGTTCTATCTCGTAGCGATAATCGCCGCTGTCCTTCTGTTTGGCGCCGCCGTGGTTCGATCGGCCATCGCCGGCCTTCTTGGTTTGGCACTTCTGGTTGCGCTCGGCGCTTATTTTTTCAGAGACAACCTCGCCGTGCTTATGCTCGCTTTCGCGGTTTTTCTCTTGGTCGCCTATGGGGCTATGAGGATATTCGGGATAGATCCTGAGAAAGATTGAACCATCTTTTGACCGCTGGTGAGTCCTGAGCTCCGAACATAGGAGGACTAAGCCCTGCGCTCGAAAGCACACAGGTTTAGCCCCTATGCCGGTAGTGATCTTGACCGCCGGAGCCGTCCGTCACCCCTTCCGAGTTGGTTGAAACCCAGCACCAACCCTTGACCGCACTTTATCGAAGCCCTGGCAGGCTACGGCGCGAACCCCTTCGGTCTTTCGGAGTGGGGCTTCCTTTTTCGCGCGCCCGATGGTAAGGAACAAACCGTGTCCATCACGGTGAGATCGCCATCGTCTTCAACCGACCGATCTCTTTTTTGAAGCCCCGCTCCTCACGGCGGGGCTTCCTGTTTTCTACAATCGAATTTTCAATTCGGCAATGCTCTACAATTTTTTTTGTTGACTGATTACAAATTCTTTTGTAGCGATATCCCCACAAGGACAGCCGTCGACGCGGTCGAACTTGACGCCGGCCGAAGCCAGAAGCGGAAGCCGAACCGGTCGGCGAAACGATTTGAGGATGTCGTGGAAGACCTGGAGACAAAAAGGGCAATCGAGAAGTTCATGGCCGGAAAACCGCTCAAAGAACGGGAACGAGAGCTCATCGACAATGCGAATAGGGCACTGATGCTTCGGTCCCTTAGCGATGGTTGATCGCGCCGAATTCGTCGCCTTCGCGATCTACCGCACATTCTCCCAAGAGGCAGACCCACGTCGCGCCGAAGTGCGTTGGGCCCGACTGCCACCGCTCATCCGCGCCAGGTTCATCGGCGAGGCACAAGCAGCAATCGAAGCGCTCGAGCTCTTCGAAAAGGAGATGTCGCATGAAAATCATCAGCCTCGAAGCAGAAAACATCAAGCGGCTCGTCGCCGTTGAGATCCACCCTGACACCAACCTCGTCGAGATCACCGGCAAGAACGGCCAGGGAAAAACATCGGTTCTCGATGCGATCTGGTGGGCCCTTGGCTCGCAGAAAGTCGTGCAGCAGAAGCCTGTCCGTGACGGCCAGGATAACGGCTTTGTCCGCCTGGATCTCGGCGAATATGTCGTCACCCGGAAGTTCAAAGCGAAAGATGGTGGCGAGTACACCACCTCGATTACCGTCGAGAACAAAGAAGGCGCGCGCTATCAGAGCCCTCAAGAAGTTCTCAACGGCTTCGTCGGCCAACTCACTTTCGACCCCCTCGCCTTTGCCCGCATGAAGCCCGCTGACCAAGCGAAGTCCCTGCGCGCGCTCGTGCCCGAATTCAATTTTGCTGCGAACGAGATGGAGGCAGAAGCTCTCTTCGACGAGCGCACCAATGCGAAGCGACGCCTTCGCGACCTTGAGGGTCAACTTAGTTCATTGCCCGAGATCGAAGATGCGCCGGCCGAGCGCGCATCCGTCGGTGAAGTTCTTGATCGCATCGGCGAGGCCATGCGGGAAAACACCGCTGTTGATCGGGCCGAAAACGAGTTGCGCAGGCTGGAAGGCCAGGTGGAAGGCCGAGAGAACGCGATTGCCGATAGCAAACAGCGAATCGCCGATCTCGAAAGCCGACTGGCGGCGGAGAGAGAAGGCCTCAAGAGCTTGGAAACGGAACTTGAGGAGCTGCGCGATCTCGTCGACAGCTTCACCATCCCTGCCCGGGTCGATGTTGCTGCAATGAAAGCCAGGCTCGACGATCTCGAGCGGATCAACGACCTGTTCGACAAGGCGGAGGAGCGTAAGAGGATCGCTGACTTGGTTTCTGGCCAACAGCAGGTTGTCGACGACCTCACGGTCAAAATCGATAAGCTACGGGAAACGGCGCGCAACGCTGTTGCAGCAGCCAAGCTCCCGGTTGAGGGCTTGTCCTTCACAGACGACGGCGTGTTCGTGGGCGATGTGCCTTTCGACCAGCTGTCCGACGCGCAGCGCCTGAGGGTTTCGATCGCAGTTGCCGGATCGATGAACCCGAAACTTCGCATTGTCCGTGTCCGCGACGGCTCGCTCCTCGACAACGAGGCCATGGCAGAGCTGAAAACCTACGCGGAAGCCAACGATCTGCAAGTCTGGATCGAACGCGTAAGCGACGGTGAAGGTACGGGTGTCGTAATCGAAGACGGCCGAGTTCGGGGCGCTGCAGTAGCCGTAGCTGCCGAATGACCTGGGTCCTCGTCGTCATCATGCTTCTCGATGTCGTCACCTTCTTCGTCGTGACCAAACTCGCGATGAAGGATCGAGAAGTCGCAACCGCCATTTTTTTCGGAACTGTGACGGCAATCCATCTGATTGGTTTGTCGATCCTTTTGAGAGGGATTTTCTATGCCTGACATCTTTGGCCTGGACGAAGAGCGCCCGCCCATGATCGGCGAGCTGTCTGAGGGAATCATCGCCAAGATGGATGATTGCCGCCTGCCGCTCGGCATCCACTTCGGCCTCGACGAGGAGAAGTATCATGCGGATCCGGCCCTTGGCTCGACGTCGATCGTCAAGCTGGCGACTGCACCGGTGCTCTTCCAGTATGAGCGCATGCGCCCTGAGGAGCGGGTTCAGACCGAGGCGATGACTTTCGGGAAAGCGTTCCATTGCCGCCTCCTCGAGGGCAAGGAAGCCTTCGAAGAGCGCTACGCAGAGCCCCCAAAACCCAGCGATTACAAGGGTGCGTTGACGACGACCGACAGCGTCAAGGATTTCCTCAGACAGCACGGCCAGAAGCTCACCGGCAACAAGCCCGATCTCATCGCTCGCGCCAAGGAAATCGACGATTGTCCGCCGATCTTCGACGAGATCCTTGCGAGCTGGCACGAGGAGCACCCCGACTACGAGATGCTGACCCCGAAGCAGGTCAAGCAGGTCGAGGATGCAATTGAGTTGATGGAGCGAGATCCGATACTGCGCGCCGTCATGACTGCCGGGTCACTCAGCGGTGGCGCTCCCGAGATGTCCGTCATCTACGAACAGGATGGCATCCGGCGCAAATGTCGCTTCGACTACCCGCTCGCTCCGACGGCTACTCGCCCCAACGCGTTGATCGTTGATGCCAAGGCGTTTTCGACCTTCAAGGGCGCCACCGATGAGGATGCGGCGATCCGAAAAATCTACGACATGTTCTACGACATCCAGGGAAAATATTACCTCCAAGGCCGGATTGCCGCGCGCAAGCTCTTCCGCCAGGGCAAGATCTTCGGCGATGGCCCCTCGCCCGACTTCCTCGAACATTTCCTATTCGCCGAGCAGGTGGATTGGGTCTGGGTGATGATCCGCCGAGATAAGGGGCTGGTGCCCGTCGTTATCTCCGTCGCCGGCGACGATGAGATGTTGAACGACATGGAGCCGGTCATCCAGCACGCGCTCGAAACCTACAGCTTCTACATGTCGGAGTTTGGCCCCGACCAGTTGTGGAGCCCGCCGCCGCGCAAGCCGCTTCGTCTGAACAAATCCTTCCTCCCCACCTACAACCGAGGCATTCTCCATGAGCAACCAGCAAACCGCTAAGCCGCAAACCGCACTCGCGATCATCGACTCCGTGCGGGGCGAGCTCGCACCGATCGCTATGGACGCTGGCCTCGACTACAGCCGCTTGGCGACGGCCTTCAACGTTGCGTGTCAGCAGAACCCAGACATACTGGATTGCACTCCCGATAGCATCCGGAGAGAGCTCGCGAAGTGCGCGTTCGACGGCCTCATACCGGATGCCAAAGAGGCAGTCATCCTCCCCTATAAGGTCGATGGCAAGCTGACTGCCAACTACCAACCGATGGTTTACGGCGTGATGAAACGCCTTCGTGAGCTCGGCGGTGTCTCCACGATCCTCTGTGAATGCGTTTACGAGACGGACAAGTTCGAGGTCGACATGGACGACCTCGAGAGCTTGAGCCACAAAGCCAACCCGTTTGCGAAGGACCGCGGAGAGATCATTGGTGCCTATGTCGTCTTTCGTGGCCCTGACAAGTTGGTCATGCACCGGGAGATCATGAGCCGGTCTGCCCTTGATGACGTTCGAAAAGCCTCAAAGAGCCCGGGTTCACCGGCGTGGACAAAGTGGTTCCCGGAAATGTGTCGCAAGGCAGTTCTCCGGCGCGGTGCGAAATTCATCACCGTGAACAACGACAGGATCCGCGCCATCATCGAGCGCCAAGACGCCATGTACGATTTCAACGACAAGCGCCCCGAGGTGGAGCGCGTCGATCCTTTCTCAGGCACCACCATAGATCTCAAATCGTCGGAGGCGGATCTTGCGGCATCCTCCAACGCCGCCGACGAGCGATCCGAGACAGCGCCCCAAAAGTCCGGATCGCAGGGCTCCGAAGCAAAAGCCGATACATCTTCGGAGCCCGCCTCTCCATTCCCCGAAAGGATCCACAAGAAGGACATGCCGAGCCTTATCGAGACGCTGCAGAAGCTTGTCGACATGGCTGCACCGTCAAGGGACGTCGACGCCGCTGATCGTCGCGGAATTCTGAAAGCGAGCGTTCCTGGGTGGAAGGCCAACCTTTCTGAGTACCTTCATCCGCTCCTCAAGCACGTCATCGACATCGTCGACAAAGCGCTTGTCGCCCAAGGCAAAGGTGGTGAGTGGGAGAAGGACATCGAGATCAGCCTCGATACAGTGTCAGAAAACACCGGTATCGACTTTGATATTCCCGGAGGCGCGAAATGAAGTTCCGCGTCATCGATCTCGAAACCACCGGCAAGCAGAACGACCCCAACGCTGAGATCTGCGAAGTCGGCCTTACCGACGTCGTCGTAGATCGGGACATGGGCGACATCGAGATAAAGCCTTGGTGGTCGACTACAGTTGACCCCCATCGGACGATCCCGGCTGAAACTTCGGCAGTTCATCACATCACGACCGCGATGGTCAGGGGGCGGCCGCCTGCGAACTACGGTCGAGAGTGCCTTCGCTCCCACATGGAACCGGGCGACATCTTCGTCGCGCACAATGCAGAGTTCGAAGCCCATTTCTTCGACCCGCAGGGGTTTCCGTTCATCTGCACCTTCAAGGTTGCCTATGAGATTTTCCCGGATGCTCCATCCCACGGCAATCAGGTTATGCGCTACTGGCTCGATCTGCCGGTGACGGATCATCTCGCCATACCCGCGCATCGCGCCGGACCCGACACCCATGTAACCGCACACCTCCTCGTTCACATGCTCGATATGGGCCTGACCGTCGAGAAGATGCTTGAGATTAGCGAGCGGCCCATCTTGCTCCGGACGTGCCCCCACAAGAGGCACGAGAACCAGCCATGGGAAGAGATCGACAGCGGCTATCTGCGCTGGTGCCTCGATCAGCGGGATATGGACGAAAGGATCAAACACGCGTGCCGCTATCATCTCGATCTGCGTGATCGGCAGACAAAAAATCCGTTTGGTTGAGGTTAGGCATGGCGATGATGATCAAGCGGCCGAGCACCGCGTTCTCACTGGACCCGGCCGACAAGACCCAGAAGCGGATTGAAGACGAAAAGCACCTCGATTTCATCCGGCAACTCCCCTCCGTCATCGACGGCAAGGGCCCGTGCGAGGCGTGCCACATCCGGACAGGAAGCCCCGCTCATCGCAAGAAGCGGACAGGGATGGGCAGAAAGCCAGACGATGCTTGGACGCTTCCCATGACACCGGCACAGCACCGCGCGCAGCACGACATGAACGAGCTCGAGTTTTACCAGGCTCGCGGCATTGAAGATCCGTTCGGACTGGCGTCGGCTTTGTATTCAGTCTCCGGCAACGTCAAAGCCGCGAGAGCAATCATCCGCGAACACATAGCACAGAGGAGGATCAAGTAATGGTCCCGGAATTCCCCCTGCAGTGGCCCATTCATATGGAGCGGACACGATGATCGCTGCCGCTCAAATCGCGCTTCACGCCCTCGCTCTGTTCTTCACATGGGCAGCCGCCATGGGCTTCGCCACAACCAGCAAGCCCGGCTTCGTTATCAGCGCCATCCTGGCGTTGGTGTTCTTCATCACCGCTGCCGTCTGGAGGATTTTCACATGAACTTCCGCCACCTCATCAACCGCATCCGCGCCGCTCGACAGATCGCCGTTTCCAGCATGCGCAATGTCGATCCCGTCAACGGGGCCGTGGCGAAGGACGAAGCGGCATGACGAAGCCAGTCTATGAGCGCGGGATACGCATCTCCTCGCCGATCGTTGCCATGCATCTGATCAGTCAGGGCGTGACGCTTTGGTATCGCGATAAGCCGCTGTCCGCCTCCTACCTTCTCGGCTGGTCCGTTCGAACAGTCATGATCAAGTGCAATCGGGGTCTGATCTTCCACGCGAGGAGAATTTCATGAGCATCCCCCCTTATCCACTCCAGTGGCCGAGCACGTTGCCGCGCACAAGCAAGAAGGCGTCATCTCAGTTTCGCTCGAAACTCTCGGCGGCGATGAACAATGTCCAGGACTCCCTGCGCCGGTTCGCTACCGATAGCGGCCAGAATGTCGGCGACGTAGTGATATCGAGCAACGTGACGCTGGGGGTCAACAACCCGCAAGACACTGGTGTAGCGGTCTGGTTCGTCTGGGATGACATGCAGGTCTGCATCGCCGTCGATCGCTACCCAAAGGTCGAGGACAATCTCCAGGCCATCCATCACGTCATCGAGGCTCGTAGGACCGAGGTTCGCCACGGCGGGCTCCACATTGCCCGCGCCACCTTCAAGGGCTTCCAAGCGCTGCCCTCGCCGGACGGCGTGAACAAGCGGACGTGGCGCCAGGTCTTTGGCCTTGCACCAGACGACGAAATCACTCGCGACGAGCTTGACCGTCTGTATCGCGCCGAAGCGAAGAAGCGCCATCCAGACCAGCCCCAAGGCTCTCATGCACTGATGACGGAGCTGAACGACGCGAAGTCCGAAGCGATGCGGGAGATTGGATAATGCGCGACAGCCCTATCCTCTTTTCCGGGCCGATGATCCGCGCCATCCTCGACGGCCGCAAGACACAGACGCGGCGGATTGTGGATTTCGACGACATCGAGAAGGTGAGCGAATTCGTCAAGGTCGGCACATCAACCGAAAACGGGCGCTCCCTGTATGAAATGCGCGACAAGTTTGACGCTCCCATCATGCGCCCGCATGGGCGAGATTCAGTTACGCCTCACTGGTCACCACGTTTCGCCATCGGCGACCGTCTTTGGGTGCGGGAGTCGTGGCAGGGCCTGTCCTTCGGAGACTATCAACCGACCAAGAACCGTGTGTGCGACGTTCGCTATGCCGCGACCGACCCGTGTGCCGATCTTGACGCAGACACCCGCGGATACCCTTGGCGACCATCCATCCACATGCCCCGCTGGGCTTCCCGCCTTACGCTGATCGTCGCCGACGTGAGGGTGCAGCGGCTGAAGGACATCGGCGAGGAGGATGCGATCGCCGAGGGTGTAGAGCCGCTGCATCAGGGCTATTACCCCTACGGCATTTCCACGTTCATGACCACGTTCGTAGCCGGTCGCGAAGTGCCCGCCCAATACTGCCCGACGGCTCACGATAGCTTTAGGCGACTATGGAACATGATCAACGCTGCGCGTGGCTATGGCTGGGACATAAACCCGTGGGTCGTCGCCATCACTTTCGAGGTACATCGCGGCAACATCGACCAGATCGAGAAGGAAGCGGAATGACCCACGTCGACCACGCCCGGCAAGTTCTCGCTTCTTCGTTTGCCGCCTTCGCGGCCTTAGCGGACACGGCCATAGGCCCGAAGCAGCGCGAGTTTGCCACCCGCAATGCCGGTCACTGTCTTTGGGCGCTTGGAGTCGATGAGGCTTGCGGCTTCCACGCTGTCCCACCGGTTGGGCAGACAATCGAAGGCACCATCATCGAGAAAACTGACAGCGAGGCGTCAGATCATGCCTGAGGGTAAGTCAATCGCGCAGCGGCGCGCCGAGATCCCAGACGACGTCATGCAGTTCTGCCGAGATCACTGGAAGCCGATCTTCACGCTCGAGGATCTGGCACGGGCGGTCATGGCGGATCGGGGCACTTATCCCACACAGAAGTACGCTAACGACGCTCTGGACCGCGCGATCCGCGATGCAGCCGTCTCTGTCGTTGATGGCATAAACGGCTACACGATGGAGTTCGCGCAGAACCCGGCAGCGCACCGCGAAGAGTACGATCTTGCGGAAGAGTGGATTACCGACGCGTTAAAGGTCGCCCTCGGTACCACCCGCCCCACACAGGAGGGGGTGAAGTGGGATGGTTGGGAGAACGAGGAAAAGCTCACGGTCGAGGAGGCTTGGCAAATACTCGTTGAGACGCCTGACGTCACATCACCGGAAGAATACCCGGACCATGCGCTGATCACCATGGACCAGCTCGGCAGCTTTATGGCTCGCGCCACCCTCGACCCATCCCCCGCAGCGGGAAGCGAGATTGTGGAGGCAGTGAAAGCAGCAATCGCCCGTATCGAAAAAACAATGTGCCCCACGTTCTCGTCCGTTGGCGGCGACATGGGGCTACAAGGGCAGATTTCACAGGCTGATCTTGATCTTCTGCAGATCGCCGCCCTCGCCAAACACAAGGAGGGCTCGTGATGGGTGCCGTCAATAGAAGCAAGCCCGATCAGTTTCAACTTAGGTTACCGCGCGGCCTCCGGGATGAGCTCAAGCGCGCCGCCGAAACTGCTGGACGATCTCTAAACAGCGAGATCATCGCCAGACTGGAAGCTCCAGAGCACGACGGCGCGACCCTCCGAGATCAGATCGCCATGGCGGCGCTACCGTCAATCATCTTGGCGACGTCAGCCGGCCAGCACCATCCGGAAGGCGATGGCGACCTAATCGACCTTATGGCCCGTGACGCCTACGCGATGGCCGACGCGATGATGGACGCTCGGAAAGGAAGCTCGTGATGTGCGTCTACGATTTCAGCAAACCGCTCATCTGGGTCGATGCGCCGGCAGTGGAGATGGAAGACGACGAGGAACCACCATGCGTTCACCAGCACCTGATGTGCGGGGATGAGATGGTGGCATGGATGGTGCAATACCATGCTGGCGGCCCGCTTTACGGCGGCTCTGTCTCCATCCAGCGCACCGGGGCGACCGACATGACGTTGGTCGAGATGCGCGAGCTTCTCGAAAAGAGTGTGCGCGAGCTTACCGGACCGGATGTCGAGGGCAGCGCATGACCAAGTGCAAGCATGAAGAATTCATGGCCTCGGTCAGCGTCGCACGCCTTACCGACGAAAAGGCCGGGCCTGTGACGGGATACACCGCAAGCGTTAAAGTCCACTGCGCCCAATGCGGGGTAGAGTTCCGGTTCATCGGTGTGCCGGCAGGCAACCACTATGCCGAGCCGCGGGTGTCCGTTGACGGCACGGAATTGCGCGCCCCGATCGAGCCAGCAGAGCACACGAAGTTCGCGCCCACGGCGAGCTATGCCATGCCGCCGAGAGGGAAACACTGAAATGCGCTCCACCAAGCCCGGCCGCATTCCATGCATCAACCCGCGCTGCAATCGTACCGCGCCGGCGGACAAGTACGAGGATGGCGACGAGATCATTTGCGGGAAATGTCGGAGATCCCTGCCGTCGGCAATGAACCGCCGCTTCATGAAGCACCGCCGAGCATTCGACAGGCTCGATCGGATGCGGAAACAAAAAAAGTATGCCGGCCGGGTACACCAGATCAATCGGATGCAATGGATTTGCCATCGCATCATTACCGAGGTCTGGGCCGACATGAAGAGCTATTTCCGGGAGCCCGATCGCCCGGAAGGGATCGACAATTTCCTCGACGAAATGGGAATGAGATGAGCACCGAAAAAAGCACCTTTCTCGAGAGCGCAATCTCGCCGGCGGCCGCTGTGGATATCCTGTGGGAAAGGGGCATCCGAATTTCCGAGCGGACTTTGCGCGAGCGAGCACGGAAGATCGGCGCATATCGTGAGCTCGGTCGGGCAATGTTCTTTTTGCCCGAAGATTTGCAAAAGATAATGGAGCCCGAAAATTGCTCACACTCGTCAAACGCCCAGGCTCGCCCTACTGGATCGCGAGGGGCACCATCAACGGTCGCCGCATCGAGCGAAGCACAAAGGAAAGTTCGAAGGCTGATGCTCGTATCGTCCTCAAGGAAATCCTCGCAGAGCTGACAGGCGACCAGATCGGCCCATCCGGTTTGCGCTTCGACCAAGCCCTCGCGATGTATCTGACCGAGAAGCCCGATGCGAAGATCCGGCCCGCGATCGTTCAGTATTTTGGCGACATGGCCGTTAAAGACATCAACCTCAGTGAGATGCGCCGAGCCGCTAATAAGCTTTTCCCGAAGGCGACCCCAGCGACGGTCGCCCGGCAGCTCTTCACACCGATCAAGGCCATCCTGAATAATGCCGCGGCTGAGGAGCTTTGCGCCGCCCCGAAATTCCGGTCACCCAAGGGCGGCAAGAAGCGCACGGTCTTCATGGTGCCCGATCAAGCCGAGGCGCTGATCACCGCCATGGCAGCGCACCCACACCGGCATTTCGCTGTGTTGGTGACGTTCCTGTTTGGACAGGGTAGCCGCATGGGGGAAACGCTGGCGCTCGACTGGCGTGACGTTTCGCTCGAACACCGCTTCGCCATCCTCCGCGATACCAAGACCGACGCCGAGCGGCGCTTGACGCTGATCGACCGCACCGTCGCCGCCCTCTCCACCATCCGGCCGGAGGTGCCGCGCGGTCCTGTGTTCACGCGATCGGACGGCAACCCATTTCGCACCGGCCACGGCGAAGGCGGTCAGATCAAGTATCAGTGGAAGGATGCAGCCGACGCCGCCGGAATCGACCCGAAGATCTACACCCCGCACGTCTGCCGACATTCATGGGCGACATGGTTCTACGCTCAGACCCATGACGTCCTGCGCCTGCGTGACGAGGGCGGATGGACCAGTCAGGAGTGGCAGCGCTACACAAAACTCGGCACGCCGGAGCTGGGGGAAGATGCCCGCAAGGCGGGTTGGGAGTTCGATGCTGTGGGGGAAAACCGGGGGAAAGGCGGGAATTTTGCAGCGATTTCAATGCGCCGCTCGCCCGTGTGAAGGCAGTGCTCTCCCGCTGAGCTACGCGCCCGAACGCCAAGCCGTCAGGCTGCGTCGACGGGCGGGGTATAGTCGCGGATTGCCGGTGGCGTCAAGTCGGCATTTCAGACATCGCCCGGCTGCGTTCATCTGCCTTCCGGCTACCCGCGCGGAAGCTGACTTCGAGACCATCGCACCCATCAATCGAACAGCCCTCGATAGATATATTTACATATATTAAAGTTAATTGCAGTTTCCTCTATATCAGGCATTCTCGATGCGGTTGCATAGGGGGGCGCAGGATGCAAACTCTCAAGGTTCTCAAGATACTGGAACAGTCCGGCGAAGAGCTGCTCGCAAAGGCGATGAAGCAGCCGGAAAACGAATGCAGGCACGATCTCGCCAACCTCGTCGCCTCCATCAAGGCTGCCAGGCGCATATATGAACGCGAGATTCTCGAGAACCATCACCGCGCTGCCGGAGACGTACGGGCTGCACATGTAATATCCACGAAATCGCCGGAAATTGAGATCAGTCGTTCGTCCGACGTCTGA